ATGCGGTTTTGTCCCGTTATCGTGGACACGGAAGCCTTTGCCAGCGACCCTACGGCACGCGAAAAGTCGGGGATTGAAGACCTGCGTTTTCACGATCTGCGCCATACTTTCGCATCACGCCTCGTGCAAGGCGGCGTGCCGCTTTACAACGTGATGCACCTGACCGGGCATAAATCGCTGGAGATGGTCCAGCGCTATGCCCACCTCGCACCAGACTTCCAAGAAGGTGCAATTGCCGTGCTGGATTCCGACAGAAATGGGTGGGCTGAAGGGCTTGTTAGGGGACACTTGATATTAGAGTAACCGGGATATGGCGGGACTAGGCGGGATTGTGTGGGACAATGCTAGGAAAACAGCCTGTCACATGAGCATTGTTAAAAAAAATCGCGCCGGCTTTTTTGTTTTTGGAGTCGGACGCCTTTTCGGAGATTTTGTCACTTGAATTTAGAGTCCCGTAAGCCTGAGTTTTTGGAGTTTAAGAGGCCACTCCTTTTCGTCATCAGCGGTGACTAATCCTTCCGGAAGAGAAGTGGTCATGGCGTATCCAAATCGCACCATGTCACGAGCAGACAGCGTCATCGTCATGCAGCGGCATTCCTCTTCAAAAGGTGGCAAATGCCGATTCCAGAATGGATGGGTCAAAGGAAGAACAATACTGTGGAACGCCATATGTTCTGCACTTGTACGGGCATCTTCAACAGCAACATACCGTAAATATGGGCGGCGTTCTTCCAGGCGAACGGCTGCTTCTATCCGCTGCCTTTTATGCCGCATTCTTTCGTCGAGAAATTTTAACTGTGCGCCATGACATTTAGTGTTTTCCATAATCTTGAATATCAATGCCTATAGGGCTGTTCGAGCTTGAACGGCGGAAGTGCCGCGAGAATAGCTCTGCGGTGTGTGAGGTACGGCGGTACTTTGCTGTTATGGTTTCCCGCGGCCCGATCATTATGGTGATTGGCTACGGCCGAAGTGGCTTCTGCGAGAATATCACCAAGAACGATAGTGACTGGGCCGTTGAACGTAATCTGCGGCAGCTGTGTTGTTGCTATGTTGTCGTTATGGCCTGCGGCTTCGTGGAGAAAACGACGCGCCTTTTCGATGGGCTTCTTCATGCTGGCGGCAACCCCTGATATTACTACTCTTCGTCGATTATGGCCTCGTAAGTTATTAATATCAATTCAGTTTTTTTATCCGGGGTGAATTTCAGGTTGCGACTTTCCTCCAGCTCCTCGACGGATTGAATAGCGGCGATGAGGTGTTCCTTGTCAAACAAGACGGCCTTGTTTGAAGGCTCTTCGCTACCCTCACCTGTAGCAAGCCAATCCAGACTTACCCCTACTGCTTGACAGAGCTTAGTTGCGCCGTGGAACGACATTTTTGATCGGCCATCCCGCCAAGCTGAAATTTGCTCATAGGTTACGCCTGCAATCCGACCAGCTTCAGCCAATGTACCAATTCTTTCTATTACAGAACTAATTCTGCTTCCCAGTTCAACTTGGTAACCGGGAACCGTCGTTCCTGCTGTTTTTTTTGTGCCTGCTCTCGCCATAAGCTTCTGAATTGCCTGTATTTTTCTATATTAAGATATAAATTCCGCACTTTTTTGACTGGGAACGGTATTATTTCTATGGACATTGCGGAATTTTTTCCGCAATACTGGTTTGTAAGTTAACTGAATCGCACCCCAAAAAAGCGGCACTAACCGCTTCTGAGAGACCTGATGGCAAGACGCAAAGACATTCACTGGAGCGACGTAAAAGCAGGCCTAGAGAAGCGCGGTTCCTGCCTTGCGGCAATCGCCCTTCAACTCGGCATCAGCGGAGCCGCCGTCACCAAGGTCAAGCGTATGCCCAACGCAAGGGTGCAGCACTCCATCGCCAAAGCCCTGGACACGACGCCCGAGGTTATTTGGCCAACCCGCTACTACATCGCCAGTGGCAAGCCCATGCGGCCGTCCATCTGGTTAAAAAATAATAGCAGGGTAACGACGGTCGCACATGTCAAAAATGAAAGGGTCGCCTGACATGAAGATCGCTTTTCTAAACATCGCCGATATTGATGACGGTAACCGGGTGCGACCAATCAACGAAGAAGTCGTTTCACGACTGGCCGAAAGCATCAACGAACGCGGCCTGCGCCAACCTATCGAAGTCGCTGGGCAGATACGTGGAAAGAAATATCGCCTAGTGACCGGCGGACACCGGTTAGCGGCGCACAGGCTGCTTGGCATAGAGACCATCGCAACTGTGATATTAGAAGGCAGCGAGTTGGAACTTCGTCGCGACGAGTTGCTGGAAAATCTCGAGCGTAGCGAATTATCAAAACTGGAACGCGCTCAATTCCTGGCGGCGTTGAGGCGGGTTTTTCAGGAACTGAACCCCGAAGCAAAACATGGCGGTGACCGGACCAAAGAGCAAGTCGCCATGTTGGCGGATTGGTACCGCACGGTCGCCGTGCGGTCAAAAATGGGACTTAGGACGATTGAGCGTTCCACGGCCATCGGCGAACGCCTCAGCCGCGAAGCCGCCAATACCCTGCGCGGCACGGATTACGAGGACAATCAAAAGGAACTGGACGCACTCTCACGGTTGGAGCCAGACCTACAAGTGCGGGTCGGCAAGGCGCTGTTGGATCCCGAAGAAGCCAGCCCCAAGACCGTCGCACAAGCCGTCAAGGTCATCCAAGGCCACGCCGATCCGGCCGACATATCGCCCGAGGAAACCCAACTTCGCAAGCTGCTGGATACCTGGAACCGCAACGATAACCCGAAAGCGCGCCGCCGCTTCCTCGACCATCTTTCCGCCAGCGGCTTGATCGGGGCCGAATAATGGCGGCTAAAAAGACGCCCGGAACCATGGACCTTTTTACGGATTGGGCGCCGCCCGCTGTCAATGCATCGTTTCCGCCCACAAAAATCAAGGGCGCCGATATTTCTTCTCAGGTTTGCCGTGCCCTGAAAATGGCTCTGGAAGACTGTCAACTCAGCCGCGACGAAATCGCTGAAATCATGAGCGCTTACCTTGGCGAGACCGTCTCGAAAACCATGATCGATGCGTATGTGTCGCAAGCCAAAGAGGCCCACACCATCAACCTGCCACGGTTCGCGGCATTCGTGCACGCGACCGGCGACATGCGGTTGTTATCGCTGCTGCCCGATTTGTTCGGTCATGCGGTGATCCCGGAGAAATACATAAGCGCTGTCAACGAGGCGATCACTACCGATCAGATAGAAACCCTGCAGAAAAAGAAGACGAAATTTCGCCGCGAATGGAAAGGCGGCGGATCATGAGCGAATGGTTCACCGCACAAGAATTGGCCGATATGAATGTGGATCCAAATCGCACATCAAAACGGGCCTGGAATAATTTGGCTGTTGAGCAAAATTGGAGGCTGCGTCGCAATCGCGCGGGGAACCCATTGGCTAAACGAAAAGGTGCAGGGTGGATTTACCATTACAGCCTTCTACCCGCCGAAGCCCAGGCCAGAATCATGATCGGCCTTGCGCCCAAAAAGGCCAAACAGGCGGCGATCAAAGATGATCAATCGACAGCCGATCTGTGGGCCTTTTACGAAAGCCTGACCGACGCGCGCAAATCAAAAACACAGGCTCGCCTCGAGGTCCTTGAGGCCGTCCACGTATTGCAGCGCGGCGGCCTGAAAAAGAACCTGGCGATTTCAACCGTCGCGCATCAATACGACGTAACGCCGAGCACCATCTATAACTGGTTCAACCTGGTCGCCGGCGTGCAGCGGGCCGACTGGTTGCCGGCCTTGGCGCCGCGTCACGCGGGCCGCACCAAAACGGCCGACTGTTCGCCCGACGCCTGGGAACTGGTCAAGTCAGATTACCTGCGCGCCGAAAGGCCGACGTTTGAGAGTTGTTATCGCAGGCTGGAGAGCGCCGCCCTGGCCCATGGCTGGTCCGTACCGTCGTCGCGGTCTCTGGAACGCCGCATTGAACGCGAAATCGCAGTCCCCGTGCGGGTTTTGGCGCGGCGCGGCGTCGATGCATTGAAAGCCATGTACCCGGCGCAAGAGCGTGATCGCTCAGGCTTCCACGCGCTGGAAGCGGTCAACGCCGATGGCCATAAGTGGGATGTCTGGGTGCAGTGGCCCGATGAAGACAAGCCCATGCGGCCGATGATGGTCGCCGTTCAGGATCTTTATTCCGGCCTGTTCCTGGGCTGGCGCATCGACAAATCGGAAAACAAGGAGGCCGTGCGGCTGACCATCGGCGACGTGGTCGAAGACTACGGCATCCCCGGCCATATTTATCTGGATAACGGCCGCGGCTTCGCCGCCAAATGGCTGACCGGCGGCATCGCCAACCGCTTCCGCTTCAAGATCAAGGAAGAAGAGCCGGTCGGCATCCTGACTCAGCTGGGTGTCGAGGTCCACTGGACCCTGCCCTACTCAGGCCAATCGAAGCCCATTGAAAGGGCCTTTAAGGACTTCTGCAACGACATCGCAAAACACCCGGCGTTCGCCGGCGCCTGGACCGGCAACACGCCGCTGAACAAGCCCGAAAATTACGGCGCCAAGGCCGTGCCGATCGACGACTTCATCCGTATCGTCGGCGAAGGCATTGCCGAGCATAATCAGCGTGTCGGCCGCCGCGCCGCCGTCTGCCATGGCCGATCTTTCGCTCAGACATTCGCGGAATCCTACGCCCAAGCGCCGATCAAAAAAGCCACCGACGAACAGCGCCGCTTGTGGCTGCTTGCCGCCGAAGGCGTTATGGCGGCGCGCCGCGACGGCGCCATAAAGCTGATGGGCAACCGCTACTGGGCCGATTTCCTGCACGGCCACATGGGCCAAAAATTGGTGGTTAGGTTCGATCCAGACCACCTGCATTCGGGCCTTCACGTCTATCGCCTTGACGGAAGCTACCTGGGCTTTGCCGAGGTCATAGATGCCGCTGGCTTCAGCGATGCCGCCGCTGCCCGCGATCACGGCCGCACCCGCAAGGCCTTCATGAAGGGCACCAAGGCATTGCTCGACCAACACCGCACCCTGACCGGCCACGACATCGCGGCCCAACTTCCGACCCCTCAAAACCTGCCGCCGGCGACGAGCAAGGTGGTCCGAATGGCATCCAACGACGATCCGTTAATGACGCGCCCAGCCGTCAAGGCCGCCGCGTTAAGCGAACAGCAAGCATCGGCCCACCAGCGCGTCATCGAACGGCTGGACGATCACCGCGTGCCGGACCCTGAAAACACGCCGGAATCGCGATACGCGCGGGCTCGCGATCTGGAAGACGGGTCAGCGGTTACCGATCCCGATGAACGCATGTGGCTGGAAAGGTATCAGGCGACCGCCGAATACAAATCGCGGCGTCGAATGGAAGAGAGCTTCAAAAACCGAGCCTGACAAAGCCGGTAAAAAAAACGCCCGCCCGTTTGCAACCAGAAGCGGACGTTTTCAACTAAAGTGAGAGGATAAAATGACAGACAACATTCAAGGCGTCAACACCATCGCCCCGCTGAAAAACGTGGCGCGCTTTACCGAACTGGTCGAACTGCTGGTCAACCGGCCGCCCGAATTGCCGGGCTTCGGCACCTTTTCGGGTCGCGCCGGCTTGGGGAAAACATTTTCGGCGATGTATGGCATCAACGAGTTTCGAGCCTATTACGTCGAGTGCGATTTCACCTGGACGCAGCAGGCCTTCTGCGAAGCCGTCATGGTCGAACTGGGCCTGTTGCCGCCGCGCACGGTGCTGAAGAAACCGATCTACCGGGCCGTCGCTGAAATCGGCGACCATCTGGCCGATCACCCGCGGCGGCCGCTGATCATCGACGAGGCCGATTTTCTGGTCAAACGCGGCATGATCGAAATCGTCCGCTCGATCTACAAATACTGCGCGGCGGCGGGATCCAGCATCATTTTGATCGGCGAAGGCAACATGCCTAACATGTTGAAAATGTGGGAGCGCCTCGATAGCCGTGTGCTGAAAAGCGTCGAAGCCAAACCAACAGATAGGGACGACGTAAGAGTCCTGGCGCACCTCGTTTGTCCAGGCCTGACGATAAAACCTGACATCTTAAAGAAGCTCGTCAGCGGCACCGGCGGCAGCGCCAGGCGCGTCGTTACCAAGCTGTATGACCTGCGCGAAAAGGCTGCGCTGGCCAACTTCTCCACCGTCAGTCTTGACGACTGGGATCCGGCGGAGGATGCATAGATGGCCAGAAAACCCGCCGACGTTATCGCAAAATCAAACAAGCCCTATGGCCGCGATGCCATCTGGACCGCGATTCGTAAACTGGCGTCGACCGCCAAGGACGCAACGTTTACCTGCCGCGACATTTTTGATGCCTGTGGCCACGAGGTAAAAAAGGGCACCATCAAGACCTACGTCAATGGCCTGACAAACGCAGGTTACCTGACGACCGGGATTCGCACACCCGGCGCGTTCTTCGAGGCCACAAAATACCGGCTGTCACGGAACGTCGGCGCCGAAGCGCCGCGCGTCCGCAAAGATGGTTCCGAAGTTACTCAAGGGCTTGGCACCGAGGCCATGTGGCGGACCATGAAGACACTCAACGCCTTTACCGCCGCCGAACTGGCGCTGGCCGCCAGCACGTCGAAGGCGCAGGTCGCCGAGACCGCCGCCGCCGATTACCTGAAGTTCATGATCAAGGCCGGTTTTGTCCGCGCCGTTGCCAAGGGCGCGCCCGGCAAGCCCGCCCGCATGGCCTTTATCCGGGCCCGCGATCCCGGCCCCAAACCGCCGCAAATCCAGCGCATCAAGCAGGTCTTTGATCCCAACAGCAACACCGTCGTCTGGCCCAAATCAGAGATCACGAAAGGCGGTGCGAGATGAGCGCCAACGCATCCACCAACGTCGAAAAGGCCCGCGCCGCCTGGGGCGATAAGTGTCCGGATTGGATTATCGTGCTGGCCCAGGAATGCGACGCGACATCCCAGTCGAAAGTCGGCAAGCGGCTTAAATACACCACCGGCTCGGTCTGCAGCTCGGTCATCAGCAAGACCTACAAAGGCGACATGGCGATGGTCGAAAGTCGGGTCCAAGGGGAATTGATGTCCGCAACGGTACGGTGCCCGGCGTCCGGCGAGATATCGCTCGCCGTCTGCCTCGATAATCAGGAACACGCGAAAGGCGGCAACCGGACCAGTGCTTTTCGGGCGCGCATGGTCAAGGCGTGCGGCGCCTGCCCAATATCCAGAACAGGAGGATCAAAGCAATGTTGAGCGAAAACCTGCGCAGCCTGGCCGATCGCCTGCGGCCCTACGCCGCCACCGGCATGCGGATACAGCCATCCGACATGACGATGGTCTGCGCGATTATCGAGGCCGCGGTTGACGATGCCGAAGAGCTCGAAGCCCGCACCGTTCCCATCATCGACCGGCAACCGGGCGCCTTGCCCGCCAATGTCGTGCATTTCAAATCAGGAGCAAAACCATGAACATGATTGACCAGAACAGCGATCTTTTGCGAGCCAGCCCGGCGATTTCAGTGGCACGGATACAACGCGCCGTTGCCGAATATTATCAACTTAGCGTCGCCGACCTGCTGTCTCCAACCCGTACGCAGGAAATCGCGCTGGCGCGACACGTCGCCATCTACATGGCCAGCGTCATCACGCGTAAATCCTATACCGTGCTCGGTAATCATTTCGGCGGCCGCGATCACAGCACTGTCAGTCATGCGGTGAGCCGCATCGAACGCCTGAAGAACGCCGACTCCGAGATATCGACCACGCTCGACGATCTGCGGAGAATGCTACCGAGCATCGAAAAAAGGAGTACGGACGCCATGTTCGAGGCGATGGCGGAGCGCGCCAGGATCAACAGAATAGCCCGCCAAAAGAATCCCGAAAATACGCAGGCAGACGCCATTGCTTGCGTCGTAGCCGGCCCGGCCATCGACATACGCGATCGTCTGCGCGACGTTTTCGGCGAGGTCGTGCAGATCCACGCGACCATCCGGCCGGGCGTCAAGATGGAGCTGCTGCTCTCGGCGACCGGCACCTGGACAATACTCGAGGTGGATCAGAAGACGATGACCGCCTCGATAATCGACCGCGGCACGAACTGGAAGCGCTCCAGCCAGAGCATTCCCGAATTTCCAGGAAACAAGGAAAAAAAATCATGACCCGTCGCACGCTGATCCGTCTGCGCAACAACATCGCATGGCCGGTGCTGGCCTTGCTCGCGGCCGTTTGGGTGATCGTTCAACGGCCTCTTAACCGACCGAGAAACGGCCTTTCAGCCATCCGCAAAAACACCGTTCTAAACCTTCGCAAGGAAGACAAATGACCAGAAAACCCAGTCGCGTAAAGCAGGCGGCACAACTGCCTGTACCGCAAAACGAAGATGACGTGAACGCCGCGATCCGCAAGATCGGCGACCTGCAACGGCTGCAGGATTCTCTCAAGACGGAAATGGACGGCGTCATCGCCGAGGCGATCGCCGGTTACGAGACGCCGTTCAAACAGGCGAAGGAAGACCTGGCCGCGACCGCTCAGGGGGTTCAGGTCTGGTGCGCCGCCAATCGCGCCACGCTGACCCGCGACGGCAAGATCAAGAGCCACCGCTTCCTCGCCGGCGATGTCAGTTGGCGCCGCCGGCCGGCCAAGGTTTCGCTACGCGGCGTCGATGCCATTTTGGCGGCCCTGAAGAAAAAGAAGCTGTTTCAGTTCATCCGCACCAAAGAAGAAATCGACAAGGAAGCGATGCTCAAGGATCCGTCGGCGCTCGATGCCATCAAGGGCGTTTCCATCGGCTCCGGCGGCGAGGACTTCATTATCAAGCCGCTTGAAACCAAGACAGAGGCGATCGTGTAACCCCATCAATCGATAGGAATACCGCCATGCGTACCAGGAACCTGACCGAAGCCCTCTTGCAATTGCAGATGACCACCGCGCGATTTTATCCACTTCGGCGCAAGTCCGATGTTGGCGATCAGATGCGCGCCGCCGTTACCGAGGCCCGGCATTTCGCGCTCTGCGTTCAACTGGGCGAGACGGATGGCGATCCGCGTGACCTGCTGAAGCTGGCGCTGCGTCATTGCGGCGAACAAGGCATCGCACTCGGTGACGTGCGCGACCTGATCAACGCTCACCAGGAATCTTTCGCCGGACTTCCGACCGGGCTGGCGGCGGGCGGGAGATAAGCCGATGACGCGGAACATCGTGAGGGCGGAAATGGCGCGGTTTCCTGAGAGCCAGGAAATCCCGTCGATGACACTTGAAGAGGCGATGGCGGCGCTTCTCGAAACTGCCGATCTGATCGTCGTCTGCGGCAAGACCTATCTGCTGGCGCCGGTCGATCCGGCGCAGATAGACGCGCTGGCGGCCTGTGGTGCCGATGACCGTGAATCTGATCAGGATGCGGAATCACATGACGCCGCGATCGTTGAGAACCTTGACCGCCTATCCGCCGCGACCGCGGACAGGCGTACCCACAGATACGGATCGACAGCAAAGGACCCGATCAAATGAATGCCCGCTCAACCCCCGCTTTCAAATTTCCAGCTTACATGTGCGTCGCCGAGTTCGACGCACAGGCACAAAAGATCGTCGCCACCTGCGCACCCGGCTCGGCGGCGGCACGCGAACGGCTCTTGGATCTGATGACCCGGTGCCTGCGCAGGAACGGCTATGGCCCGGCCCTCGACCGAATTTTGGAGCCAACCGCAACATCGGAGTCGTCTCCCAGTCGAAACACCGAGGCAGAACACAACGGAGAGAGCGATGAAAAATCGATTAACGGATCTTAACGACCACCTTTTCATGCAGATCGAGCGCTTGTCTGAAACGGACTTGACTAGCGAGCAGATCGAGCAAGAGGCCGCGCGTACAGACGCTATTGTGAAAGTGGCTGATAAGATCATAGCAAACGCCAACCTTACGTTGTCGGCGTGCAAACTCGTCGCTGATCACGGCGAACAGTTCATAAAACGCCTGCCGATGATCGAGGGGCAGCCTGATCAAAAGCCATATGAAGACGTGGGGCCGAAGGTAAAATGAGAGGTCAAGCCATACATTATGGCCAGGCGGAAAGAGATTTCTTAGAGACGCACCGAGCCATGCCACGCCGTAAGTTGCATCTTGCTTTCGTCAAGGCGTTCGGTCGGACGGACGTATCGCTGGATAACCTGAAAGCACTTTGTAAACGAAAAGGCTGGATGACGGGTCGGTCAGGCCGTTTTGAGGGCGGTCATACACCGGCTAATAAGGGTAAATCCATGCCCTACAACCTCAACAGCGCCCGGACCCGGTTCAAGAAAGGGCAACTGCCGCACAACAACAAATATGTGGGCCATGAGGTGATTAGAAAAGACGGATACGTTGAGATTAGCGTTGAGCAAACAAACCCTCACACAGGTTTTGAGCGGCGCTACGTGCAGAAACATCGGTGGTTGTGGGTACAGGCGAACGGCCCCGTGCCGGACGGCATGGTCCTTAAATGCCTCGATGGAAATAAACTGAACACCCTCCCATCGAATTGGAAGCTTGTACCGCGAGCCATGTTGCCACGGCTGAATGGTCGTTTCGGTCGCGGCTACGACAACGCTCCGGATGAGATCAAGCCGACGATCATGGCGGTAACGGAATTGGAGCATCTTTTGGCCCAACAGAGCAAAAAAAATTGAGCATCCTACAGGCCGCAGACACCATCGTCAGAGAGCGCGGGGCTGATTGCGGCGGTCCGGCAATGCCATCGTAACCAGGGATTTTGACCATGAAACCGTATGAAGCACTAAAGCAACTGCCGGAAATCAAACCGATAATAGTGGGGGTTGATATGGCCTCTTCTCATGACGTCACCGCCTATTTTCAGGCCGAAATCAAAGACGCCTTTTGCATACCGCCTCGCATTCTGTATTCGCGGTGCAAGCCGTATCTGATTGTAGACAACGCCAAGGACCGAACGCCATGACCGCTGCCCGCAAGTTCAAGACCACGCCGGTTCGAAAAGGCCTGATCGCCAAGGTCAAGATTGCGCAGAAGCAACTGGGCATCGATGATGATCTGTACCGCGACATGCTGGTGGGCCAGTTCGGCGGCAGGACCTCGGCCACCGAGTTGACGATCGGCGAACTGGAAGAACTGGTTGCGAGCCTTAAGGCCAAGGGCGCCCGGTTCACCAAACGGCCACCCGTGCGCGCCGGCGGCCGCAAGCTGGCCAGTGGCATCGAGGCCGCCAAGATGCGGGCCTTGTGGATCTCGCTTTACAATCTGGGCGTCGTTCGCGATCCGTCAGAACAGGCCCTGGCCAATTTCGCGAGGCGTGTTTCGGGCGGTCGGGATCGTGGCGTGGCGGCGCTGCAGTGGCTGGACGGCGGGCAGGCCGTCAAGGTTGTCGAGGCCCTGAAGGATTGGGCCCAACGGCAAGCCGGAGTCAACTGGGATCCCTACCGCAACATCATCGGCAGGGGTCCGGTTCACCGGCCGCGCATGCGGGTGATCGAAGCGCAATGGGCGATCCTCATGAAACTGGACGAGGCGAAACTGGCTTTCGGCCTCAACGGCTACGCGTCGCGGCTGATCGGAACCGACGACAACAACATCATCGCCAACATGACCGAGATCGAGCAAGACAGGATCATCGAATCCCTGGGCGCGTGGATCCGCCGGGCGCTCGCCAAGCGGGGCCTCGCATCCGTCAAGGATATTGCTGAGGTCATCACGACATGAATATATCGGTCGGACATGGCCGGATATATGCCGTTCGGCGCGCCGAGGCGCACGGGATCAAGCTGGCTTGTGACGATATCAGTCACCTTGAAGAAACCATCCTGCGCATGCAACCGGTGTTTGTGCGCCCGGATACCGACCAATATTTCCTGACGGTGCAGTTCCGAAAGGCCCGCTTCGCGGTGCTGTTTAACACCCGGCTTGGCAGCATTGTCACCATCGGCCGGGCCCGCCCGCTGGTCTCCGGACCGGCGATCTGCACATGTGAGGCCGTGCGAAAACCATGAGCAGTGAGCTTCCCGGAATTCTCGCCGACATCGCCGAGGCGGCGGGTAACGCCGTCGCGCTGCGACTGGCGCGCGCCGTCGGCGGCACCGAGATCACGGTGGCGAAGAACCCCAAACCGGGCTCGCGCATCACCAAGCTGGTCGGCCTGGAGGCGGCCCGCAGGATTGCGAACACGGTCGGCTATGGCCGCATGCTGATCCCGATGGCCAACCTGCGCGGCCAGGGACACCGCCGAGAGGTGATGGCGAAGGTGATGGGCGCGGGCGGTTCCAACACGCAGGCGGCGCTGGCCGGCGACAGTCACGAGCGCACCGCCCGCCGCCTGCGAAAGCGCATCCGCGAGCAAGAGCCGTTACCGCTGTTTGACGAAAATCAGTGAGCGTGGCAGAGTAGCCGCAATACCTTGGTGCGCCCCGGACAATTGTCCGGGGTTTTTTATTGGCCCCGCCGCCTACCATGGCGGGCATGAAAAACGAACCCTTCAGGATTTTCGCTTACCTGCCCGACGACCGACGGTTGCCGGGCTTCCTCTGCGTCTTTGACCCGGCGGGCGCAAAGCGGCTGTACGACATACCGTGCCGCGGCAAGGCCGATAGCAGCCAGGCGGCGCGGCAAGGCAATACGAGCCGCGACGCCACCCGGCCCTACGGCGATACCCCGGCCGGTCTTTACCGGCCGTCGCGGATCACCCGCTTCGCGCCATCTCACAAGACGCTCGGCCCGACCGCGATCCTGCTCGAGGGACAGACCGGCGACGCCCTGAAGGCCGCACAGCGCGGCCGCACCGGACTCGCTGTTCACGGCAATCGCGGCAACGACCGACTGATGGCGACGTATGGATGCCTGCGCCTATTTGATCGCGACATCGCCTTGCTGGCCAAGCTGATCGGCGAGGCCGCGGTCGTCGTCGAAGTGTTCTCGGTCACCGACTGGCCGAAGATCAAGGGACAGGACAGCTGATATGATACCCACTCTTCTCGCGGCCCTGAAATTTGCCCCGGCCGTTTTATCCATGGGCCGGTCGCTGGTCGAAAGTATCACCGGCGAGCCGGTCGCGACTGACGTGACGCCGGAAGACCTGGCCAGCCACGTTGACGCCCTGCCGGAAAGCCAGCGGGCCGCGATCACCCAAGGCGTGCTCTATTACCGTCAGCGCCTGCAGGAACTGGACACCGACCGCTTCAGGCAGCTGACCGAAGGCGACGCCGCCAAGGTCGCCGCCACCGCCCGGCCAGAGATCGCCAGGCGCGCCATGTCGGTGATTGAAACATTCTGCTGGGCGATCCGGCTGTTGTTCGTCATGACCGTCATCGAATGGCTGGTTCGCGCCGGCTATAATTTCGCGGGCGCGTCGTTTCCGGTCAAGGAATCGCTGTGGTCGCTGATCGCCGCCGCCAAGCCGGTTTCGGAAATGATTTGGGGGCCGCTAATCGCCTCGTTCTGGGTGTCGGCCGACGTCATCAAAAAATACATGGGTTGCCGCGAACGCGACAAGGCCCAGCAATATGAAATGCAAGCCGGGCGTCCACTGGATAGCGCGGCTGCCACCGTCGCCGCCGCCGGCGGCAATCTGGCGGCGATCATCAAAGCGGTGCGGGGCAAGCAATGAGCGTTAATTACGACGCCGCGAAGTTCTGGCTGGAATTCATTTTGATGTTGGGAATGGTCGCCAACGCAGTCTACACCTGGATCGTCACCCGCCAGAGCGCCAACAAGCGCGAGATCGAAGCCCTTAAGGAGGTTCACGCCGGCCGGTTGACAGACTTGGACCATCGCGCGTTAAGCCTGGAAGCCAAGATCGATGCCCTGCCAGGATCGCACGATTTCCACAACGCCTTGCAGCAGATGACCAAGATGGATGGCGAAATCGGCGTCCTCAACGAGCGTTTGGCTGGCTTTAAGGAATCCATGGAGCGGGTCGAACGGCCGCTCAATTTATTGGTCGAGGCGCAATTGAAAGGTCACACATCATGAATGCGGTCACCGATGTCTTCAAAGCCGATCGGCGTCTGGTTGTCTTGCGGCTGCTGGCCGAAGACCGCGCCGGTACGCTGAACGAACGCGTCTTGCAAAAGGCGCTGTCGGCGTACGGCCATAACCTGAACGACGTCGAGATGCGCGAGGATTTGCAGTTTCTGGAACGCGAACGGGCCATCGATATCGAACGCATATCGGATGGCACGATCTGGGTTGTCGAGCTTGTCCGGCGCGGCGAGCTGCATCTGGATCGCCTGGAAATTATTGACGGCGTGGCGCGTCCGAGCCGCCGATAAAAGGGGCTTTGAATGAGCGTTAAAAGCACCATTGAGACGGGTCTTGATGAAGAGGACCGCAAGGCCCTCGACCAATTGATCGCGGCCGGACGGCTAAGCCTGAACGGCCTGCTCGAATGGCTGGGCGAAAAGGGTTATGACATTTCCCGCTCGGCGTTGCATCGCCATGTTCAAAAAATAGATGCCATGGGCGCCAAGCTGCGCCAGTCCAGAACGATGACCGAGGCCCTGGTCAAGGAGCTGGGACCCGACATCACCGAAGGCAAGCAAGGCCGCCTGCTGGTCGAGGTGTTGCGCTCGCTGGTGTTCGATCATCTGGCGGCTCAGATGGCCGACGACGGCGAGGGCGGCGGTACCGGTCTCGCCTCAAACGACTTCTTCTTCCTGGCCAAGGCGATGAAGGAAATGGCCAGCGCCAACAAGATCGATCTGGATCGTGATCAGGCGATCCGCGCCGACGCCGAGAAAAAGGTCAAGGCCGAAGCCGCCATCGCCGTTGATGCCGTCATCAAGCAGGCGGGCCTTACCAAAGACACGGTTGCAAGCATCAAGGCGGCGATCCTCGGCATCAGCGCCGACGGTGCGTCATGACACCGGACGCCGCCCAAGCATTTCCTGAAGCCCTGCATGGCCAAGGCGACACCATCCTGGACGTGCTGCTCGATTATCAAAAGAAGCTGCTGCGCTCGACAGCGCTCAATCAAGTCATCGTCGTTGAAAAGAGTCGACGCATCGGTGTCACCTGGGCAATTGGTGCAGATGCGGTTTTATCGTCGGTCACATCGCGTCGCGACGGCGGCATGGATACGCTGTATATCGGCTACAACCTCGATATGGCGCGTGAGTTTATCGACACCTGCGCCATGTGGGCCAAGTCCTTTAACATGGCCGCCGGCGACATCGAGGAAACGATATTCACCGACACAGCCCGCGATGGCGACCGGAACATCAAGGCCTTCCGGATCACCTTTGCCTCGGGCTTCGATATTCTGGCCCTGACCTCCAAGCCGCGATCCCTGCGCGGACGCCAGGGCTATGTGATCTTCGACGAGGCCGCCTTCCATGACGACTTGGCGGGCATGATGAAAGCGGCGATGGCGTTTCTTGTCTGGGGCGGTAAGGTGCTGGTGATCTCAACTCATGACGGCGACACCAACGCCTTCAACACTCTGGTGCAGGATATCCGCGCCGAGCGCAAGCCGTACGCTTTGCTGCGCACTGATTTTGACGACGCGATCAACGACGGCCTTTATGACCGGGTCAAGATGATCCTGGAGGCCAAGGGCCAGCCGGTCGAAACGAAAGAAGAGTGGCGTCAGAACATTATCGATTTCTATGGCGACGACGCCGACGAAGAATTGTTTTGTATCCCGTCAGAAGGGTCGGGCACCTATCTTTCGGGCGCTCTGATCGAGGCCCGCATGGAAGCCGATATTCCGGTCATCCGCTGGGAACAGCCGACCGCTTTCGCCGAGCTGTCCGATCATTTGCGTACAGCCGAGGCCCGCGACTTCTGCGAACGGGTCCTGCAACCGCTTTTGGAAAAGCTCGATCCAAAATTGCGCCATTGCATTGGCGAGGATTTCGGACGCTCCGGCGACCTGTCGGTATTGTGGCCGCTGGTGCTGCAACAAAATCTGACCAGGCGGACGCCGTTTACGGTGGAACTTCGCAACATCCCGTTCCAACAACAGGAACAGATTTTCTATTATGTCTGCGACCGCCTGCCGCGTTTCGCCGCGGGCGCGCTCGACGCCCGTGGCAACGGCCAGTACCTGGCCGAACGCGCCATGCAACGGTATGGCGCGGGCCGCATATTCCAGGTCATGCTGACCGTCGAATGGTACCGCGAGAACATGCCGCCTTATAAGGCGGCGTTCGAAGACGCCACCATCATCCTGCCGAAAGACGCCGACACCCTGGCCGACCACCGCGTCATCGTCATGGATCGCGGCGTCGCGCGGATTCCGGAAGGCGGCCGCACCAAGGGGACCGACAAAAAGCAACGCCACGGCGACAGCGCCATCGCCGGTGTGATGGCTCATTTCGCGAGCCGCCAGGACACCATCGAGTATGGCTACATCCCTGCTCGCGAGCTTGAGCGAGGGCGCGATGCGGATGCTCGCGACGGCATGCCGGGTCGTTCAACATTCAGGAAAGGAGCCTTCTGATGGCAGACCAAAATTATACGGGCCTCGTCGATCAATGGGACCAGCCAATTGCCAGACAGGATCTGGTCAAGGAACAGGCTGGGCCGACCGTTAGCGGCATTCGCCAGTATCATTCCGGCCACCCGGCCCAGGGACTGACGCCGGTGCGGCTGGCGGCGATCCTGCGCGAGGCCGAAGGCGGCGACGCGACCCGTTATCTGGAACTGGCCGAGGAAATGGAGGAAAAAGATCTGCACTATGTCGGCGTTCTCGGCACCCGCAAGCGGCAGATCGCACAGTTGGACATCAGCGTCGAAGCCGCCAGCGATGCCAAGACCGATCAGGATAACGCCGATCTGATCCGCGACTGGCTGGCCCGCGACGAACTGGAAGACGAACTGTTCGATATCCTGGATTCGGTCGGCAAGGGCTATTCGGTGACCGAAATCATGTGGGACACGTCTGGCCGGACGTGGCTTCCCCGCCAGTTGCTGTGGCGCGATCCGCGCTGGTTCCGTTTCGACCGTGCCGATGGCGCAACCCTGCGGCTGCTCGGCGAAGGCGGCCGGCCGGAACCGCTGACGCCCTACAAATTCATCCGTCATCGCACCAAGGCGAAGTCGGGAATTCCGATCCGTGGCGGCCTCGCCCGCGTCGCCGCCTGGAGCTATTTGTTCAAGAACTTCACGGTGCGCGACTGGGTGATTTTCGCCGAACGCTACGGCCATCCGCTGCGGCTCGGCAAATATGCGCCGAACGCGACGAAAGAAGAAAAGGAGATCTTGTTGCGCGCGGTCTCGGACATCGCCTCGGACGCCGCCTGCATTATTCCGCAAGGCATGGAAATTGAATTCATCGAGGCCAAGATCAGCGGCAACATCGATTTGTTTGAACGCTTCGCCGACTGGATCGACCGGCAGGTTTCCAAGGCGGTGCTGGGCCAGACCCTGACCACCGAAGTCAAAGGCGGCTCACTTGCCGCGGCCAAGGTCCACGATGGTGTCAAAGACGACATCGAGCGTTCCGACGCCAAGGAACTTGGCGCGACGCTCAATCGCGATCTCGTGCGCCCGATCGTCGATTTGAATCGGGGTCCGCAAAAAGCCTATCCGAAAATCCGCATCGGCCGGCTCGATGAAACCGATCTCAAACAAATGACCGACTCGCTCGGCACCCTGATTCCGCTGGGACTGCGGGTGTCGGCGAAGCAGGTCCGCAATAAATTGAACCTGAAGGAGCCCGAAGACGATGGCGACATCCTGCAGGTGTCGACCCCAACCTTGCCGCCCGTTCCCGCCAAGGCGATGGCGGCGTCTCATGGCCCCGGTAATCCGGATGCGGTCGAGACGTTCCTGGCCGAGCTCGCGGCGTCTGGCGACATCGCCGGTGCCTTCGAGCCGATCTTAAAGCCTCTTGAAAAGGCTTTGAACGACGCATCGACGTTCGAGGAAATACAGGCCGTCCTGGCATCGGCGCTGGCGCATATGGACGAGGGCAGGATGGCTGACCTGCTCGGCCGCGCGCTGTTCAACGCACGCGTCGCGGGCGAGGTGGAGGCCGATCTGGAAGACCGACCCAATGGCCATTGAGTTCAAAAATCTTCCACCCAAGGAAGCCATCGCCTACTTCGAAAAAAAGGGTTACGCCATCGGTTTCGATTGGCGCGACGTCTGGCAACACGAACACGCGCGCGCCTTCACCGTCGCCAAGGCGATGCGGATCGACATCCTTGAAGACATTCGCGGCGCGGTCGACGCCGCCATCAAAGGCGGCCTGACGCCACGGCAGTTTAAGAAAAACCTGACGCCGATCCTGCAGGCCAAGGGCTGGTGGGGCAAACAGGAAATGGCCGATCCGCTGAGCGGTGAACTCCGCAAGGTCCAACTGGGATCGCCGCGTCGCCTGCAGACCATCTTCGATGTCAACATGCGGACATCCTATGCGGCCGGAAAATGGCAAGGCATTCAGCGCCTCAAGGACCGCAGACCGTATCTGCGCTACGTCGCCGTGATGGATGGCCGCACCCGACCGCAACATCGCGCCTGGCACGGCACCGTATTACCGGTCGATCATGCGTTTTGGAAGACCCATTACCCGCCGAACGGCTGGCGCTGTCGCTGCACGGTTCAGCAACTTTCAAAACGCGACCTGCAGCGTTTCGGCCACAAGCTGTCGCCTGACCCGGCGGTGCAGACCCGCAAGTGGGGCAACCCGCGCACCGGCGAGATCCACGACGTGCCCGTCGGCATCGATGCCGGATTTGATTACAACGTCGGCATTGCCCCGAATCGTGCCTTCACTCCGCCACCAACCGGCGGATTGCCAAGGACATTTCCGCCGGGGGTTGATCTGCCCCCGTTGCCCGCTCCGCGACCGGCCCCGGCCAAACTGTTGCCCGACGGTCTCAGCGACAAGGCCTACATCAATGCGTTCCTGGCAGAGTTCGGCGCCAAGCCAGGCATGGCGACCCATTTTACCGACAAGGCGGGCGAGCGGTTGGTGATTTCCGAGGATCTCTTTAAAGCCGCCGACGGCACCTCAAAGGCAAATAAGCAGAACCGGGGTAAATTTCTTCTGCTTACGGCGGCAGCGATCAAGGAGCCCGATGAAATATGGTGGATGTGGGAAGAATTCAGGAGCAAGCCCGGTTCCTGGTCGTTGCGCCGGCGACATATTGCGCGGTGGGATTTAGGCGATGGCCAGGCCCCGGCCTTATCCGTTTTTGAACATGGACAGTCTGGCTGGACCGGCATCACATCTTTTGCGCCGCGTGGCGTAAACTCAAAAGAAGCCCAGGACCGATACCTCAATCAATGGCGCGGTGGCCTGCTGGCCTGGCGGAGAAAGTAAAACCCCGCCGGGCTATCGGCGGGGTCTGCGTTTCGAGCGTTGGATGCGATAAGCCCACTCCCTCGGAACGCCTTCATTATACCATCATTGATTCAAAAAATCCACATCCGCGAAATTTTGCGCACCAGCGCGTTTGTCCCCCTCGCAGGCACGGTGGCCGGGGCCTGATCCGTTGGACCGTTAAATGCCCCCTTAAATGGCATCGACAGCGCCCTTTCAGGCCTGCGCGACAGGGCCACTTCGGCGTCGGCGGCGGCCATGGGCGGCAACAACAACACCCCGGACAACTGTCCGGGGTGTTTGTCATGACGGCTGTTCCTAAGCTGCCACCACCAACATTGAGACGCAAGCCTCAACATTCAGAGTGAGAAAGAGCATGAGAAAAATATGACTTTTCTGGTCGCAACCTGCACCAGCATTCTACCGATTGGCATCCCCGATTGGATCAAAGTGATACCGCTTGGCGAGATCCTGGCGGCCGACGGCCGGCGGTGGCAAAACGCCGACCCGGCCGCCGTGGTCGACGCCAGTGCGACCAACATCGATCTGGTCATCGATTACGAACACCAGACCGACTATGCCGCTAAGAACGGCCAACCGGCACCGGCGGCGGGCTGGATCAAAAAGATTGAAGCCCGCGCCGACGGCGTCTGGGGACAGGTCGAATGGACCGAGCGGGCCAAGTCTCATCTTCTGGCGAAAGAGTACCGCTACTTCAGTCCGACATTTCTTCACGACAAAGCGGGCAACGTGCTGCGGATCATTCGCGCGGCCCTGACCAATCACCCGGCCATAGAAGACCTTCCCGCGCTGGCCAACGCAACAGAAACAGGAAACCACATCATGAACAAGGAAGAGCTCAAGGCTCTGGCGGCGACCCTCGGCCTACCCGAAGACGCCGATGCCGGAACCATCATCGCGGCGGCGGATAAACTGGCCAAGGCCAGCGCCGCCAGCGACGTCATCAACACCACACACACGGCGATCTGTTCGGCGCTCAGCCTTGCCGCTGACGCGACGACAGACGATGTCACCACCGCCATCGCCAGCCTCAAGGAAACCACAACGAAGACGGCCGCCGGTGAACCCGACCCGGCCCAATTCGTCAGCATGGCGACATACCAGGAAGTCGCCGACGGCCTCAAAGGCCTGCAGGACAAGCTGGCCATCCAGGACGCCACCGCCGCCGTCGAAAAAGCCATGGCGGCGGGCAAGGTGACCCCGGCCAACAAGGACTGGGCCCTGGCGCTGGCGAGCAAGGACGCCGCGAGTTTTGCGGCCTTCGTCGAAAACGCCCCGGTCATCGTCGCCCCCGGATCCGCCCTGGACGGCGAAATCCCGGACAAAACGTCTGCCCTCGATGCCGATCAAAAAGCCATGTGCGCGGCGCAAGGTATTTCCGAAGAGGCCTTTCTTAAAATTCTGAACGAGGAGACTGCCTGATGGCCGCCCTTACCGAAGACCGCAACACTCCTGAAATCACCGGCGTCATCCGCGACCTCGCTGTCGCCGCCGGTGCCGTCATCCACGCCGGCGCTCTAGTCTGCATCAGCGCCACCGGCTTCGCAACGCCGGGTGCCGTCGCCACCACGTTGACCGCCGTCGGTCGAGCCGAAGAAGCCGTCGACAACACCGGTGGCATTGATGGCGCCGTTACCGCGCGGATCAAACGCGGCGTCTTCCGCTTCGCCAACTCAGCGGCCGGCGATCTGATCGCGGCGCTCGATATCGGCGCCAGCTGTTACATCGTCGATGACCAGACCGTCGCTAAAACCGACGGCGTGGCCACCCGGTCGGTGGCGGGCAAGGTCATCAACGTCGATGCCCAGGGCGTTTGGGTCGAGGTCGGCTAACCGCAATTGCTTTTACGCGCATTTTTTAAAAGAGAGAACCAAGCTATGCAAAAGTCCACTATCTTTGCGACGGTCGCCTTCGCCACCCTCGCCATCGCCTGTCTGGCCGTGTTTGCGGCTATCCCCGTCGACGCCCAGACAGCTTTTCACGGCCTCGCGGCATCACCCGATTCGGATCTTGTGTTTATGGGCGCCGGAATCATCGTCAACCGCGCCAACCTGACCAACCTGTTTACGGGATATAAGGCGACGTTCCAAAACGCCCTCGGCGAGGCTACCCCGCAATATCAACAGGTCGCCATGGTCGTGCCCAGCACTACCAAATCCGAGCAATATGGTTGGATGGGGAAGGTTCCGAACGTTCGCGAATGGCTTGGCGACCGAGTCGTTCAGAACGTGATATCCCATGACTACACGATCAAGAACAAAGATTTTGAACTGACCGTCGGCGTCGATCGAAACGACATTGAAGATGACAATTACGGTGTCTATTCGCCGTTGTTTTCCGAAATGGGCCGGTCCATCGCCGCCCATCCTGATCAGCTGGTCTGGGATCTTCTGAAGCTGGGCTTCGCCTCTACCTGTTACGACGGCCAGTACTTCTTCGACATCGATCATCCGGTGCTTGATGCCAACGGCGTAGCAATCTCGGTCGCCAACACCGATGGCGGCGCCGCCGCGCCGTGGTTCCTGGTCGACGATACCCGCGCCATCAAGCCGATCGTCTTTCAGGAACGCAAGAAGCCCGACTTTATCGCGATGACCCAAACAACCGACGAACATGTCTTCATCTCGCGGGAATTTCGCTACGGCACACATTCCCGACACAACGTCGGCTTCGGCTTCTGGCAATTCATCTGGGGCTCGCAACAAGTCCTGGATGCCGCCCATTACGCGACCGGCCGGGCGGCGCTGGTCGGCATGAAAGGCGACTATGACCGGCCGCTGGGAGTCAACCCTCGCAAGCTGATCGTCGGTCCGTCCAACGAACAGGCGGCTCGCACGATCGTCGGATCGAAGGAACTCGCCGGTGGTGGCACCAACCCCTGGTATGGCACCGCCGAAGCGGTCGTCGTTCCGTGGCTGGCGTAATCCCGGCCTAACCCCCAAGCTGAACAGGAAAAACTGAACCATGGCTAAAAAACTCCGCATCATTTCCAAGACCGACGGCTTCCGCCGTTGTGGCATCGCCCATCCGGCCGAGGCAACCCACTATGACCTCGATCGTTTCAGCGAAGCCGAGATCAAGGCGCTCAAAGACGAACCCAACCTGATCATCGACGAAGTCGATGTGAAGGACGTCAAGGAAAAACCCGCCGATAAGGGCGAGAGCGACAAGAAATAATACCCCCGGAAGCCGGGATTGGATCGGGACGGTGATCTCTTCCCATTAAGGCACCCCGCTGAAGTCCTCTGAAGGCGGTACCGTTCCCGCCGCCTTCAGAGGCCCCGCTATTCAAGGATTCGCCGCGTGAGTTACGCTACCCAACAAAACATGATCGACCGCTTCGGTTCGACGGAGCTCATCGAGCTCAGCGACCGCGCCGATCCGCCGACCGGTGTGATTGACGCCACCGTCGTTGGCCAGGCGCTGAGCGATGCCGACGCCGAAATCGACGGCTACGTTTCGGTCCGTTACAAATTGCCGCTGGTGGCGATCCCGGCCCGCCTGATCAAGGTCGCTTGCGACATTGCGCGCAAGAATTTGTTCAAGGACCAACCGATAGACGAGGTCACCGAAACCTACAAAGGCGCGATGGCGTTCCTGCGCGACGTCTCACGCGGCATCGCCGAACTCGACGTCGGCGGCCAGGAACCGGTCGGAGACACCACCGGCGCGCCGGAGCTCAATAGCCCGGCCCAGACCTTCAACAAATCGACGATGCAGGGGTTCTGAGATGACCGGCATTGTCATGACCATCGGCATCAATGACGCATTTGTCAGGCGCGCGCTTTTGAAAGCAAAAGAACGAGCCCACGACTTGACGGCATTGATGGATGAGATCGGCGGCATTGTCGTTGCCGACGTGCAGCATAATTTCGAGGGCGGCACCGCTCCGGATGGTACGCCGTGGAAGCCGTCGAAACGGGCGAGCGGCAAAGGCGGCAAGACCCTGCTCGACAGCACCCGCCTGATGACCTCGATCACCCACGATCCGAGTTCCGACCAGGTCGCGATCGGCACCAATCTGATTTACGCCGGCATTCACCAGGCCGGCGGCAAGACCGGGCGTAATCATTCGGTCACTATGCCGGCACGGCCATACCTTGGTATCAGCCCCGGCGCGGAGACCGAAATACTGTACGCCGCGCAAGTCTATATGGCCGAACCGTTCGATGGGGGCCGGCCATGATCGGCGCTATCGAACAGGCCATTGTCGATCGGATTTCGCTGGCCGACAGCACCGGCGTCCTCGGCTATCGACTGAAGAAGGTCGCAAGCTATGGCAACGAGCTGGATCACGAGATCAGAACGGTCATCAAGAATTTTCCGGCCGTCTGGATCGTTTTCAAGGGCGAACCGAAACCGGAAAACATCGGCGACGGAGCCTGGGATCACAGGCCGACCTTCTCCGTCATCGTCGGTGTGTCAAACCGGCGCAACGAGGAATCATCCCGCCGCGGCGCCGCCGGTAAGGTGGGTTCTTATCAGCTGCTCGAAGACGTCCGCGCCCTGATCGCCGGCCACAGCCTGGGTCTCGACATCGAACCGCTGCAACCGGGCGTCGTTCGCGCGTTGACCAACATCACCAACGCCTCGATCTACGCCCAGGAGTTTCACACCCGTTATGTCAGCGAGGCCACGTTCGACATCGTCGTCGATGGTTTCGCCACCTTCCATAGCGATTGGGATATTCCGCCGCTGGGCAACGTCACAGCGCCCCTGCCGGCCGCTGAGAACGACGCCGAAGACGAAATCAAACCGGAGCAATAATCATGAGCAAGACTCTCTATCTGAAACCGACCGATCCCGGCCTGATTGTCCGCGATCCCGACAACCGCCGGGCCTTGCCGGTCGACGGGTGCGACGTACCCGATACACCGTACTGGCGCCGCCGCATCAACGATGGCGATGTCTCAATCGCCAAGCGGCCCGCACCCATCAAGAAAAAGGACTAACAGACCATGATTTCATTTGATGCCGTTCCCGTCGATCTGCGCGTTCCCGGCGCCGCGATAGAAATCGTCAATACCGGAGCCCTTCGCGGCCTGCCCGGCATGCCGGTGAAAATTCTCGTTGTCGGCCAGCGACTGGCGACCGGCACCGTTGCCGCCGCGACGCCGATCCGCGTGCTGAACGAAGCGGCGGCTGAAACCTATTTCGGTCGCGGCTCGATGCTGCACAGAATGTTCCGGTCGTTGAAGAAGAACAACAGCTGGACCGAGACCTGGGCCATCGCGCTCGATGACCTGGTCGCCGGCGTTCAGGCCACGGGCACGATTCTGTTTGGCGGCGCCGTCACGGCGGCCGGAACAATCAATCTGTATATTGGCGGCCAGCGTTTGCGCGTCGGTGTCGGCGCCACGGACACACCGGCGGTTGTCGCCACCAACGTCGCAGCCGCGATCACCGCCAAGACCGATCTGGCGATCACCGCCGTCGTCAACGGCGTCACCCCGGAGCAGGTCGATATCACGGCCCGGCACAAAGGCGAGAGTGGCAACGGCATCGACGTCCGGGTCGACTTCTACCCCGGCGAAACCCTGCCGGCCGGTCTGACCGCCGCTATCACCGCCATGGCCGCCGGGACCGGCAATCCCGATATCGCCGGCGCCATCGCGGTCATCGCCGCCGAATGGTACACCGATATCGCCATGCCATACACCGACGCCGCCAACCTGGTGGCGCTTGAAACTGAATTGGCCAGTCGCTTCGGCCCGCTGGTCATGCAGGACGGCCACGCCTATGCGGGAGCGTCGGGCACCCACGCGGTTCTGACGACGCTTGGCAATTCCCGCAACAGCCCGCACCTGAGCATCATCGGTGCCAAGGCGAGCCCGACGCCGCCTGAAGAATGGGCCGCAGCACTCTGCGGCGTTTGCGCCTACAACACCAAGATCGACCCGGCCCGGCCGCTGCAGACGTTACCGCTGGCCGGTGTCTTGCCGCCGAAGGTCGAAGATCGCTTCACCATGAGCGAACGCAATCTGTTGCTGTTCGACGCGATCGCCACCTGGAAGGTCGACGATGGCGGTTCGGTGCTGATCGAGCGGGTTATCACAACCTACGAGACCAACGTCAACGGCATCGCCGATCCCAGTTACCTCGACCTCAACACGATGAAGACGCTGGCGTACCTGCGCTATTCGGTGCGGGCGCGGATCCTGCTGAAGTTCCCGCGCTTCAAACTGGCTAACGATGGCACCCAGTTCGGCGCCGGGCAGAAAGTCGTGACGCCGAAGATCATCCGCGCCGAATTGGTGGCGCTGTTCAGGCAGTGGGAAGAAGCGGGACTTGCCGAAAACATCGACCAGTTCAAGACCGACCTGATCGTCGAGCGTGACGCAACCGACGTCAACCGCATCAACGCGCTGATACCGCCCGACATCATCAACCAGTTCCGCGTCTTCGCCGGCCAGGTCGAATTCAGGCTTTAATTTTAGGAGTACAAGATGGCTAATCCAAATCGTCGCGCCGGTAAGGTCTACCTCAAGATCGACGGCGTTCAGTACAGCGCCAAGGGTAGCTTCACCTACAACCTCGGCGGCGAGAAACGCGAAGGCATCGTCGGCGCCGACGGTATCCACGGCTATAAGTCAACGCCGAAGATACCGTTCATCGAAGGTGAAATCACCGACAGTTCCGACCTCGATCTGGGCAAGCTGACAGAACTTGACGGCGTCACCGTGACGCTCGAACTGGCCAACGGCAAGGTCGTGGTCTTGAGCGACGGCTGGTACGCCGCCGACGGCGATGTCGGTACCGATGACGCCAACATTCAGGTCCGCTTCGAAGGCCTCAGATGCGAGGAGACGAAGTAGATGTCGGGAACAGTCATCAAGCTGAAGCACGCCATCCAGGTCGAAGGCATAAACATTACTGAACTGACCCTGCGTCGCCCGAAGCTGAAACATCTCAGGGGTATCAACCTGGATCAAATGACCGGTGACAGCATCATCGAGTTGATCTCCCGCCTCGCGGACATTCCGCCGTCATCCACCGAAGACATCGATGGCGAGGACATTGAGGCTGTCAGCGAGGTGATCGGGGGTTTTTTTGGACCGTCCCCGGCGATTGGCGACTCGTCCTAGCCGAGGTAGCGCATGGCTACGGCTTCGGACTGGAAGAAGTCTGGGGTCTTGATATCGAAGAGTTGTTGTTCTGGCATCGTGAGTTAGGAAAAATCAATGAGCGACTTGCGACTTAGCTTGATCCTGAAGGCCGTCGACCGGATGACCGGTCCGCTGCGCCGCGTCGGTCGAGGGTTCGCGACGACCACCAAGGGTATGCGAGACGCCGCCAGGCGGACCTCTCAATCCATGGAGCGGATGGGCAAGGCGTCCAGGAAGTTGCAAGACGTCGGGCGCAACATGGCGTTGAAGGTGACCGCGCCGCTCCTCGGTTTCGGTGCATTAACGATCAGGACAGCCGCTAAATTTGAAATGGGAATGAACCGTGTCGGCGTATTGACCGCCGCCACAGGCGATCAATTAAAGCATCTGGAAGGTCAGGCAAAATCACTGGGGGCTACGACACAGTTCTCAGCGTCGCAGGCAGCTGACGCCATGGGATTTCTAGCCATGGCCGGGTTCGACGCCGAAAAGGTCATGTCATCAATGCCCGGTACCCTGCAACTGGCGGCTGCTGCACAAATGGACCTGGCGCAAGCCGCCGACATCGTTTCCAACGTGCTGACCGGTTACAACATGACAGCCGACGAAATCGGCCGTGTCAACGATGTGCTAGTCAAATCGTTCACCTCAGCCAACACCGACCTATCACAACTCGGCATTGCCATGAAATACGCCGGTCCGGTTGCATCCGGCTTCGGTATACAAATTGAAGAGACGGCGGCCGCCATCGGCTTAATGGGTAACGCTGGGATCCAGGGGTCAATGGCCGGGACCGCGCTACGCGGGGCGCTCTCGAAACTGGCTAACCCGGCCAAGGATGCGAAGAAAGCCTTGCAGCATCTGGGCATCAAGAAATCTGATCTGTTTGATCAGGAAGGCCAGTTGAAATCTTTCACGAATATCATTCGGAAGCTGGGCGACGCAGGTGCCGGCGCTGATGACATGTTGCTAATTTTCGGTGATCGCGCCGGTCCTGCCATGCAGGCGTTGGTTACGCAGGGTGCCGATGCACTGTCGAATATGACAAAACAATTGGAGGGGGCTGGTGGTACCGCCAAGCGCGTTGCCGATGCCCAGATGAATGGCGCCACCGGCGAGATCCGGAAAATGGTGTCCGCTTTCGAAGGATTGCAATTAGCGATAGCCGATTCGGGTCTGTTGAGTTGGTTCACAACCATCGTTGAAAAACTTACCGGTTGGATTTCAGGTCTCAGTAAGGCGAACGGTGAACTGCTTAAATGGGGAACCATCATCGCACTGACGGTCGCCGCTATCGCTCCGCTTGTCCTTGCTATCGGCGCTCTTGGTTTTGCCGTTAAGGGGATCGTTATTGGCGCCGCAGTTCTGAAGGCCGGGTTGCTGGCGATGTCGGGTGGTTTCACGTCGGTCATTTTTGCCGTCAGGGCGTTGGGAATAGCCCTTCTGACAACACCGGTCGGCTGGATTATTGCCGGAATCACAGCCATCGCCGGTGCGGCCTACCTGATCTATAAAAACTGGGAGCCGATCAAGGCGTTCTTCGCCGATCTTTGGGGTGGCATTGTCGGCGGCTTCGATGATGCGGTAACTCGCATCAGGAGTGCCGTCAAGGCGATGACCGGTTGGCTTCCGGATTCAATGCGCGGACTGTTCGGACTCGATACGCCTGGGCCCGCGAAACCGGGCGCACGGCTAGCCGTCGGCAGCGCTTATGCAGGAACGACCAGCCATACCAGAAATACGGTCGATGTTAATTTGAAAATTGACAGCGAAGGTCGACCACGGCTGCGCGACCTCAAGACATCAAGCAAGGACGTCAGTATGAATGTTGACGCCGGCATGGCGATGGTAGGCCATTGATGTCAAAATGCATGTGTCGCCCCCAACAACATGAGCGCCGCCTTGGTTATCGGCATCGCGTTGAGATCGGAGCAAGAAATCTCGGCTGGTTCGTAAACATACCCCTGCTCATTGGAACTGTTGACGACGGCGACCTCTTTAATGCCGTCCAAAATCGTCGGATCGGACAGATATCGAAAACACAGGCCGGACAGAATCACGCTCCGGTAAATCAGCGGCGTAATTCTTTTTTGCTTCATCGTGATGATCACCGGTTGATTGACCGAAATCGGCGTAAATTTCTGAACGGCGTCTTTGATCTTGTGGACAGCGTCTTCAGCCCTGGACTTTGTGGCGGCATGGGCCACAGAAACGGTCAACAGCGTCGCCAATATCAGTGCTCGAAACATCCTTGTCTCCATCGCTTTGTTAGCCCTGACCGAAGGGTAGTTTGAATGGCCTGGCGTGACAACCTTCGCAAAGCATCCTTCAGGGGAGTGGCGTTTCATTATGCCGAGGCGGACAGTGATTTCGGTCGCCGTCTTGCCCGCCATGAATACCCCGGCCGGGATATCCCATTCATCGAGGATATGGGTCGCAAGGCGCGCGAACACAATTTACAGGCTTACGTGCTGGAGCCCGATCACCTGGGCCAGGCCGCCCGCCTGGTCGAGGCCTGCGAGAAGCCCGGCGCCGGGACTTTGGTGCATCCATACCTCGGCGAAATGCAGGTTGTCTGCACCGCCAGCCGCCAGCATTTCACGACCCGCGACGGCGGCATGGCCAGCTTTCAACTGACCTTCGTTGAGTCCGGAAACAATCGTTACCCGACCGCCCAGGCCAATACGGCCGCCACCGTCAACCTTGCCGCCGATGCCGCTTCAATAGCCGTTAAAAATGACTTTGAAGGGGTCTTTAACGTCAACGGCCTGCCCGGTTTCGTCGGCGATGAAGCCGCCACGGTGACCGGCCTTGCGGCGGACGATATGTCGGCGTCGATCAAGGGAGCCATTCAGGCGGGCAAGAACAGCGCCGCCTTTATGCGCGATGTCGCCGCCCTGAAGGCCGAAGCCGCGACGCTGGTTCGTGATCCGAAAACGCTGGCCACCCGCATAGCCGATCTGGCCGGATACCCGGCGACCGTCAAGGCCGGACCCATAAACACCGTTTTTTCGCCGTTGACAGGCTTTGGCGGCGCTCTTGCCGCCGTGCCGACGACGACGCCTTCCCGGCGCGCCCAGGGCGCCAACCAGTCGGCGCTTGTCGATCTGGTCCGACGTGCCGGCATCATCGAGCAAGTCCGCGCCGCGGCCGGACAATCCTTCGCGACGCGCGGCGAGGCCACCGATACCCGTGACCGGTTGACCGATCTGATCGACGGTCAAGTGTCTTCGGCAACCGATTCAATCTATCGCGCCTTTGCCGACCTGGGCGCGGCGCTGGTCCGGCATGTGTCGATGACCGCTCCGGCGCTGCCCCGGGTGATCCGTTATGTCGCCACCACCACCCGACCGGCGCTGGCCATCGCCCAGGATTTGTATGGCGACGATCCCACGGCGGTCACCTGGCGCGCCGAAGAAATCGCCAGGCGCAACGGCATGCGCCATCTTGGCTTTGCGCCGGGCGGCGAGACGCTGGAGGTGCTGTCGCATGTCTGAACCGGTCACCCTTCAGATTGCAGATCAGGTTTACGACGGCTGGACGGCGGTTTCGATCAGCCGGTCGATCGAGACCATTGCCGGCGTTTTCGACCTCACCCTGACCGACCGCTGGCCGGGGCAAACAACGGCGCGACCGATTCGCGCCGGTGAACCATGCCAGGTGCTGATCGGTCAGGATATCGTCATCACCGGCCACATCGATGACGCGAGGCCAAGTTTTGGCGATGGGCGGCATAGCGTCCGCGCCAGTGGTCGCGACGCCACCGGCGACCTGGTCGACTGTTCCGCCGAAAACAGTGGCGGAGAATGGAAGGACCAGACGCTGACCCGAATTTGCGAGATCCTGTGCGAGCCGTTCGGTATGACAGTCAGCGCCGACACCGATGTCGGCAAGCCGTTCGCATCGTTCGCTTTGAACGAGGGCGAGACGGTTTTTGAAGCCATCGAGCGGGCCTGTCGCATGCGGGCCGTGTTGCCGATATCCGACGGGCGCGGCGGCGTTCATCTTGTTCGCGCCGAAAACGCACCGCGTATTTCCGATATCCTCAAGACCGGGCCGGACGGCAATATCCTGGCCGGCGGCGGCGGCGCATCCATGAAGGATCGTTTTTCCAAAATCACGGTCAAGGGCCAGTCCCAGGGCGGCGATCTGACCAGCCCTGAAGATAACGCCGAACCGGTCGCCCAAGCCGTCGATCCCGGCGTCGGTCGCTACCGGCCGCTGACCGTTCTGGCCGAGGATCAAGGCGACGCAGCGGCGTTTAAGGACCGCGCCCGGTGGGAGGCCAGCGTTCGACGCGCCCGCGGCCGCAAGGCGAATGTCACCGTTCAAGGATGGCGTCGGCCGGGCGGCGCGCTTTGGCAGCCGCCGGCAACCGTCGCCGTCGATATCCCGGAACTGGGGCTCGCCACCGATATGCTGATCAGCGCCGTCGCCTTTACTCTGGATCAAGCGGGCAGCCGCACCGAACTGACGCTGGCGCCGGCCAAGGCGTTCGAACTGATCGCGCTGGCTCAGGACGATGAGGTCGACGCCGGATGGTAGATATCGCCAGAATAGTCGGCAAGCTGACCGCGCCGCTTCGTCGCCGGGTTTTGTTGATGATCGGACGCGCCGTATTGAGCGCCGTCGACGATGGCAAAAAACTCCAGGAAGTGCAGGTCACGGCGCTGGCCGGAGAAGTCCACGACGGTGTCGAGCGTTTCCAGGATTATGGTTTCACCAGTCATCCGCACCCAGGCGCAGAAGCGATCCTGCTGGCGCTTGGCGGCAACCGCAATCACTCGGTCATCATCGCCATCGATGACAGGCGCTATCGTTTGAAGGCCCTGGTTGAAGGCGAAGTCGCACTCTATGACGATCAGGGCCAGACCGTTCACATCAAACGATCCGGCCTGCATCTGGAAGGCGGCAACATCTATCTGAAATCCGCAGGTGTCGTTCGCATCGAAGGCGACGGCGTTGAAATCAGCGGCGCCACCTACGTTCAAAGCGGCGTTCATGGCAAGGGCAGCCGCGAGACCTGGGCCGGCGGCGTCAATTACGATACCGACAGTTACACCACCGGGGCGACCGGCGCCGCGACCGAACACGGCCTCAGCCAGCCGCATCTGCCAAGTGGCCATCCGGAGGTGATATGACCGATATCCGCGCTCTTTACAACCCCGGCATCATGGCCGCCGATCTGGCCCTTGAGGGTAGCCTGCTCGCTCAAGACGACGGGCTTGAGACCGCCGTCATCCTATCGTTGTTCACCGACCGCCGCGCGAATCGCGATGACGTGTTGCCGGACGATGGCGGTTCTAGGCGGGGCTGGTGGGGCGATCTGGCGCCGCCCATCGTCGATGGTGCGCCGGTATTGGATGATCGCATCGGATCGCGCCTGTGGCTGCTGGCGCGAGAAAAGCAAGTGCCCGAGGTTCTTACCCGCGCCCAGGACTACGCCGAAGAGGCACTCGCCTGGTTGATTGATGATGGCATCGCCGAGGCGGTTCGTGTCACGACATCGATCGGCAGGCCCGGCATCCTTACCCTCGCCGTTTCGATTGAGCGCCCGGCCGGTGGCGGCGTCGACTTCAAATTTGACCAGGCCTGGCTCGCCCAGAGCGAAAGGATACCCGCCTGATGCCGTTTGCCAGACCCAGTCTCGATCAACTGATCGCCGCCTTTGAAGCCGATGTCGCGGCCCGGCTGCCCGGCGCCGACGCGGCCCTTCGCCGATCCAACCTGAACGTGTTGGCGCGTGTGCAGTCCGGCGTCTCGCACGGCCTCTATGGTTTCATCGATTGGGCCAAGGATCAATTGTTGGCCGATACCGCCGAGGCCGAAATGCTTGACCGGCACGGCGCGATCTGGGGCATCGCGCGGATTGCCGCGACCTTTGCCGGTGGCAGTGTCGATCTGACCGGCACCACCGCTTCGATCGTTCCGGCCGGAACGGTCTTTCAGCGCGCCGATGGCGTTCAGTTCGCCAGCACCGCCGACGTCACCATCGTCGCAGGCGTGGCCTCCGCCGCCATCGCCGCCGTCGTCGCCGGCATCGCCGGCAATACCGTCGCCGCGACGGGCCTCAATATGATAGCGCCAATTGCCGGCGTTACATCGAGCGCGACGGTGGCGGTCGGCGGCTTGGTCGGCGGCGTCGATCAGGAAAGCGATACCGACCTGCGGGTCCGGATCCTCGACCGGATCCAGACCCCGCCGCATGGCGGCGCCGATTTTGACTATGTCAAGTGGGCCATCGATCAGGCCGGAGTGACGCGCGCCTGGGCCTATCCGCAGGAACTCGGCCTCGGCACCGTGACGGTACGGTTCATGATGGACGGTGCCTATACCGATGGCCTGCCGTTGGCGGCCGATGTTACGGCCGTACTGGCCGCCCTTAATATTGTCCGGCCGGTGACCGCCGATCTGACCGTGGTGGCGCCGATCGCCAAAGTGTTAAACCCCAATATCGGGGGGCTTGCCCCGGCGACGCCGGCCGTTAAAACCGCCATCGAGGCCGAATTGAAAGACCTGATCCGTCGCGAGGCGGCCCCCGGTGCGACCCTTCTGATCAGCCATATCCGTGAAGCGATTTCTATCGCCGCCGGGGAAACCAATCATGTCCTGGTTAGCCCGGTCGCCGACGTCGTTCACGCCACCAGCGAAATCGCCGTGTTCGGCGCGATAACGTGGAGCTGATCAGATGAGAGTGACGTCGGCCGATTACCTGCACCAGTTACAACAACTCTTGCCGGTCGGCGCCGCCTGGCCGCGCGATATGGAAGCGACGTTGACCAGGCTGTTGACCGCCTATGCCGATTCGCTGGCTCGCGCCCACAACCGCACGCTCGACATGATTGATGAAGCTGATCCCCGGATCGCGACCGAACGGTTGGTCGACTGGGAAACGACCGCGGGTCTGCCCGATGCCTGCGGGGCGTCATCGACGACGCTGCAGGAACGCCGCGCCGCCTTGCTCGCCAAACTGACCGGGCGTGGCGGACAGTCGCGCCAGTTCTTTGTTGACCTCGCCAAGACCCTCGGCTTCGACGTCACCATTACCGAGTTCCGGCCGTTCCGCACCGGCGTCAGTGCCTGCGGCGATCCGCTCTGTTCCGAGGTCTGGAAGTTCGTCTGGCGGGTCAATGCGCCCGCGACAACCGTCGTCGCCTTCAGGACCGGCGCCAGCGCCACCGGCGAGCCGCTTCGCAAGTGGGGTAATGGCCTGCTGGAATGCGCCATCAACGCTAAACGCCCAGCTCACACCGCCGTTCATTTTGCATATGGAGGATAGTTAATGTTTCGAATCGATAACGCGACCGCCGCCGCCGCGCTTCCGGCGCCAACCGCCGCCGGGGTTAACCCGGATCACTTTTTTACCGATGGCGATCCGCTTGTCCCGATCCCGCCGACCATCGTTGACGCCGAATGGGCGAACATGGTCCAAGAAGAATTGGTAGCGGTCATCGTTGGCGCCGGATTGGCGCTGAACAAGGCTGACCGCACCCAGCTTCGCGCCGCCATCACGGCGATGATTTCCGGCGCCTCGAAGGCGGTTGTTATCCAGGGCGCGGTGTTCGGGGTGTCGGTCGTCGACGGCGCGGCGGTGTACTGGGATGGCGTCAACAACCGCTTCGACGAGGCGCTGGCCGACGGCACGGCGATCGATCTGGCGGTCGGCATCGCCGACGTTACAAACGGCGAGGTCATCTGTTTCGGCGAAACCCGCGCCGGGCTGGTGGCGGGCCTGACGCCGGGGTCGAAATATTATCTTGACGAGGTGACGGTGGGCGGGCTTGTCACAGCCGCGCCGGTCGACCGGGTGACAGTCGGGATTGCCAAGGCTGCTACTGTTCTGTTCGTCGATATCGACAGCCACAGCGGCGAGTTGCGCAAGGATGTGTCGGAGACATTGACGGTCGGCATGCTGACCGCGTCGAACAATCTTGGAAACCTGGCCGCCGCGACGACATTGACCATCGCGGCCGGAACGATTCAAAACGCAGTTATGACCGGCGCTTTCACTTTGACCGCACCGAACGACGTCGACCAAGGTGCAATGGTCCTGGAACTCACTGTCGGCGGCGTCGGCGGATACGCCCTCGGGCTTGTCGGCTTTTCGCAGGTCTCGGGGGTCTTCAATACGGTTCTCGGCACCGTCAACGTCTTGAAGATCATCAAGCTTCCGACGAAGACAACCCTAGAAATCGTACAGGCAGGTTGATCGATGATTGATGCAGGTGTTTTAGCGACAATCGGTGGCGGGGCTATCGGCCCGGCGACGGTAGCCTACACTGGCCATGCCGAGACGACAACCGATGCCGGACCCCAGACATTTTTGGGGATTCCAATCGGCACGGACACGCCGAATCGCCTCGTCGTGGTCGGCATCAGCGCGATGTCTGGGCCGACGGTCAGTTCGGTGACCATCGGCGGTGTCGCGGCGGTCAAGATTATCGAAGCCCTCGGCGCCGGCTACGGCTACGCAAGCCTCTGGATGGCTTCCGGCGTCGCCGGCACGACCGCTGACATTGTCGCGACGTTTCCCTCGACATCAAATGTTGGAACCGTGCTCGCTGTCTGGAAGGTTCAGACGCTGGCGACCGCCGCACATGCCGTCGCATCCGACGGCGCGGCGCCCGGCTCGATTACCATCGATGTTCCGCAAAACGGGATCGGCATCGGCTTCGCCATGAACCAGGACGACGGGCTTGCCGATTATATCTGGAGTGGCTTGACGGAAGATTACGAGGCCGACGTTGTCGGCGTCGGCGCATTTGGTCATTCCGGCGCGTCAGCCGCCTTTGCGACCGCGCAGGTGGGATTGCCGGTGACGGTGACCTACGCCGTTGCCGGCGCAACGCGGGCAATGCTAGCGGTTTCGTTCGGGCCTAGCTGAATTAGAAAATAAAAGGATCAAACAAATGTTGATAATCATCGATGAGACGACCGGTCAGGTCGTGGGCACGGCGGCCACCGGGCAGAGGATCGACCTTCCCGGTGGAGCTGTTGCCATGGGTGCCATTCACGGCGCGCGGGTGACGACAACCACCGCCAGTTTCCTGTTTCTGGAGCCCGTCATGGCGCCGCCTGAAAGCAGCGGTCCGGTCGTCACCGAACAGCCGCCGACCTACGATGCGGCGACCGGCGTCGCGACCATTCGAACCGTTCTTTCGGACGATACCCGGCCAATTGCCGAACAGCGTGCCGACAAGATCGCCGCGGCGATGGCCGAAGCCGAGAGGCGTATTGCGGCTGGAACGGTGGTCGGCGGCGTTCCGTTCCGCTGCGATGACCGGTCGGTCGGGCGGATCAGCGGAATGATGGTCTCGGCGCAGCGCGGAAAGGTGCCGATCGTCTTTAAAACCCAGGCCGGAAATACCGTGACGATCACCACCGCCCTCGAAGCCGAGGCCCTGTTCGACGCGGCCTCGGCTCATGTCGCGGCGATGCTGGCGGCATCGAGCGCCTTGCAAGACGCCATCGGCGCAATGAACGCCACCGCCATCGCCACCCTGGATGTCACCGCCGCCATCCACTGGTAAGGCTGGCGGGGGCCGCGCTGCGTCAACAGCGCGAACCGTGGATTGAAGCTCCACACGACCACTATCGGCCTATAATGGCCGTCCCGCCACCGCGAGCCCGCGGCGCGGAGAGAATGAAGCGAAATAATCATGAAGTCCAACACAGAATTTCGGGCTATCAATCCGGTCAAACCGGTCGCACCCTACATTGGCGGCAAGCGCAATCTGGCCAAGCGGCTGGTCAGTCGCATTAAGGCCATTCCACACGCCACATACGCCGAGCCCTTCGTCGGCATGGGAGGTGTTTTCCTGCGCCGCGATTCGGTTCCAAAAGCCGAAGTGATCAACGACTATAGCCGCGACGTCGCCACCTTCTTTCGAATCCTGCAACATCATTATGTGCCGTTTATGGAGATGATGCGGCTGCAGATCACCTCCAGGGTCGAGTTCGAACGCCTGGTGGCGACGAATCCCGATACCTTGACTGATCTGCAACGCTCGGCCCGCTTTTTGTATCTTCAGCGAACGGCCTTCGGCGGCAGGGTCAGTGGCAAGAGTTTCGGCGTCTCGGTCGCCCGCCCGGCCCGGTTTAATATCCTGAAACTGGCGGGCGATCTGGAAGACCTGCACGCCCGCCTGGCCGGTGTCGTCATCGAATGCCTGCCGTGCGGCAATTTTATTCGCCGCTACGACAAGCCGGGCACCCTGTTCTATCTGGATCCGCCGTACTGGGGATCCGAGAACGACTATGGCAAGGACATGTTCAGCCGCGACGATTTCGCACGGCTTGCGGGCCAACTCGTCGCCATAAAAGGCCAATTCCTGCTCTCCATCAACGACACGCCGGAAATTCGTGAGATATTCCAGGACTTCGATATAGAGCCCGTCGAAACGACCTATTCGCTCGCCAAGGTGGATTGTAAAATGGCGGGCGAGTTAATCATCTCCGGCCGTCACTAAATCGATTTCTAGAGTTGACAAGATGGTCTTGGTGTCGTATATTTCATGACATCAACAAGGCGACGGCAGTTGGCCGGGCCGAAACGGTAAAGGAGACCGAGCGATGACCACCTCAACAAAAAATTTCTGTGACGCGACGGCCGAATGGAATTCCGGTTACTTTGGCGATGAATCTTCTTGGATATGCGAGCCGAAAAACGTCGTTGTATCCGCCGAGCGGATTTCTGATTTTACCGCCGCGCGCGGCACGGCACACGAAGAAATAGAGACCGAGGCCGGCCTCCTGCTGGTTTGGGAAAATCAACAGTCCCGTCCCGGTTGCCGGCGCGGCAACCTCTTCGTGATGGACAGCGGCGACGGCAGCCTGTCGTATTTTGATGGGGAGGCCTAAACGATGACCCCTGAACAGCTTGAAAATGTCGGTCGACGTCTGTTCGGCCATCGGTGGCAAACACCGATGGCCGGCGCGCTGTCGGTGGCCGTCCGCACGGTCCAGCGCTGGGCCGCGGGACAGGTCGATATCCCGAAAGGCGTGGCGGCGGCGGTCACGCGGCTCGACGGTCACGATTCCTGGGTAGTCGGCACCGGTGCCGAAACGGGTCGGGAATTCGCGGTCCGCACCAAATACCCGCGATTTATCGGCCGACTGGCAATGGACGCTGAGGATTTTGACGTCAACGGCCTGACGTATGAATGTCGATCTGATGTGACGCTGTGCGAAATAATCTGGATCGACACGCCGCCGAACGAAACCGACATGATCAGGCTGTTTTCAGAGTTGGATGCGGCACTGGAATCCATCGCGCTGGATGATGCCGAAACCGACCACTAATATCACTCATAAACGCGGTGGTATTGGACCAGCGCAAGAGGTAAATGGAGACCTTAAAATGAACGCCAATCATGGTTATGTCGGATATTCCAAATCAGTGCGCGCCCGTGAAGCCGAGCGCGAGTATCTTTTTCCGTTGACGATCGCCGTCAAGATCGTCGCCGCGCTCGCGGGCTGTACGCAAAAGGTTGCACGCGAGACTCTGTTGAAGCGAGGCTCCGATGAGTGGCATCATACGTCAAAATTTTTTAACAGGACTGAATATTACGATGTGCGCGCGAGCGCTCGGTTTCTGCTGATGCGCGATCCGTCAGCGGCGCTACACGCCATCGATTTTGAACGCCGGCTCAATGATGATTGGCCGCATCGTGATGAGATCGCCGCCGAGATTTCCGGTGAAACCGGCATTCCGGCCGGAGACATCATAAATATTTACCATGAAAATTGGTCTGAAGATGACTGGAACGACAGCCTTGATATCGATGGCGCGCTCGAAAGCCTTCAGGAAAAGGAAAACAAAAGAGAAGCGGCGAAATTGGCGGCAATGAAAGCCGAAGAAGCCAAGCTCCGCGAAAAAAGATATGCGCCGATCATGGGTGCCGCCCGCGCCGCCATCGCGGCCGGAGAAGATTTCTCGCAGCGCCCTGGCGGATTGAAGAAATCCCGCGCCGCGCTCATTCTCCACGGCGGCGATGCGGAATGGGTTCAAAATAATATCATCGGCTGGGGCTGCATCTCCGAGATATTGGAAATGGTGTGATAATGACAACAATATTCTCGTTACTCTCACAGACATGCGGCCTCTCACATCGAGAGGCAGCGGAATGGCTTGGCGTTCGGCTCGACACCGTCAAATCGTGGTCGGCGGGCCGCAACGGAACACCCGACAGAGTGATCAATAACCTAGTTGACCTGGCCGCCAAAATAGATATCGCGGCCAATGAGGCGATTGATTGTATCGATGAGGTTGCGAGTAGTTGCGGCGAAAGAAGAACAATTGAAATCGGCCTGTCGAGCGACGATGCAGAGGCGCAGAGCTTGGGCTGGCCCTGCGTCGGAGCCCACAAGGCGGTATCCGGTCTGATCGTGTCGCGTGGCATGGCCGCTGGCTATACTTTCAAGATCGTGCCGCGCGGCACGACCCCGGCGACGGCGGCGGCAGCCGACATTCACGACCGGCACCGGTCGAAACCAACATAATCCGGCTATTTTCAGAGATCGACGTGGCACTGGAATCCGTCGCGCTAGATGATGCCGAAACCGACCATTAATATCACCACTTAAAGCAGACATAAAAAGGCCTTCAAAACACACTCCGAAGGCCTTTTTTCTGCTCTAAGTTCAAGTGACGGCGACTCCAAAAACAACTGTCGCGCTACAGGGCTTGGGCACAATTTGGGCACAGTAAAAAAACAAAGGCCTAGCGAAATTCCGCTAAGCCCTTGAAAATAATGGTGCCGCCTGGGTGACTTGAACACCCGACCCCCGCATTACGAAAGGCGCCAAACGAGAAAATAGTTGTTTTAAATCAATGAGTTGTTCGGGCGCTGTCGTGGCTTATACCGGATAAAACGGAATAAAACCGAACAAGACGGGATAGGATTGTCACGATTTTGTCACGGTGGGTTAAGTTCTCTATTCCCGACCATGGTATTCATTCATTTGATAAGTAAACTTCGAATGTGCTTTCTTCGTCGATCAAACCTGCTCAAGTTGTTATTAAAATAATCAACTAACCACGCAACCTTAATTTTTTCTTCTGTCTTTTTAGCGGCTTTCTGCATCGATATTATCGCATCGCGTACATTTTTAAGCATTCGGTGATAAATATCAAAATCTGCTATTTCGCTTTCGATTCCAGCCAAAATATCAAGATACGCTTTCCCATCGACACTATCTTCCTTAAGAAGCCCTGCAACGTAATCCAACTCATCTTTCGGAGAGTGATGAGTTGCTGGGAAGTCGATACATAACTTTATCACTTCAATATCAACAATAACCCTTGGAAAGAAAGCCGTTTGCGATTCAACTTCGTAGGCTTTGATGAGCCCATCACCAAATATAATTTCGCCATCATGATGTAAACGGCCAAGCGAAACCCCGCCTCGAACAAGGAACCCATTATCAAGAACGTCGCCAAGTAACCATGTCAATCGAAGAAGGATGAAGAAAACTGCACTTGCCTGATCGAACTTGACGGAAATAACCACGCAGTCGGAAAACATGGAAATTTTCCAGTCTTCATGCGGAGCCTGTTCAGAAACGTCATCTGCTTGCCGCAATAAAGTGGCCTTTAAAGCCTTTAGATTGGAAAGCCCTCCGGTATCTCCATCCTCGTAACGAGAAGTAGCATCGCTAATATGGCCCTTGAACCCAAATATATCGATAAAGGCGACGATCCTTTTATCAGACGATCCTTTTATCATAAGTAAAAGGTCGGCGTTGCGCCTTATTCTTGGCTCTGCGTTTGGCTGCTTTTTTTTTTGGCAGAATCAACAATCTCTTTAACTGTTGTATTTTTCTTCTTATTGGACATCTTGAGAGATCTCGCCTTTTTATGACATGAGACCCAACTCCCTTCTAGTTATAAGGAAAATTTGGCTTATGGCATTGCTCTTCACGAGCGGTTCAATTAGGCCAACATCAATGTTCTACGTGCCAACTACTCGGTTAACCCATGACAACCCTTTACGAAAAGCTAACTATCCCTCTATACATTTAGACTTCAGGCCAATCGACCTACCTTGAAACTGAATATCCACAAAAGGGACGCTTTGAGAAACTCTCAAACACAATTTGATCTTCCGAAGCACCTAAGCGACTTTAAGGAGGGCAATAGTCCAAAACCTCATAGCATTTTTATTTCACCAACCCGGCCGAGCCCCACAATTGTATACGATACATACTGGAAATTCGCGTGCTTAAGGCAGGATGCATTTTATAACCGGATCGAAAATCAAAGCTCTCCATCTTGGTCTAAAGACAAAATACTCACGGATTACAAATTCACGAACGCTTACCGTGTCGCTGATAGGGTGAGTCAATATCTCATTAAAAATGTCATTTACAACGGCTCTCAAGACGCCGAAGAAATTTTCTTTAGGACTATTCTTTTTAAACTATTCAACAAGATTGAAACATGGGAATACTTGGAAAGCCATTTCGGCTCAATCTCGTGGCGCGAATTCCGATTAGACCAATACGATGCAGTGCTCGATGACGCTATTTCGTCTGGCACCAGAATCTATTCCGCCGCTTATATCATGGCATCTGCCAAATCAGCTTTTGGGCGGGATAGAAAACACTCAAACCATTTATTACTCTTGCAGAAAATGATGAATGATCGTGTACCCCTTCGTCTACAACAGTGTAATTGCATGGAGAGTGCGTACAAGCTGTTGTTATCATATCCAGGAATTGGCCCCTTCCTTGCGTATCAGTACGTTATCGATCTCAACTACAGCACTCTAACAAATTTCTCGGAAAATGAATTTGTCATGCCGGGACCAGGATCTTTAAGCGGCATTTCAAAATGTTTTGCTGATTTGGGAGATTGGAAAGCGGAAGACGTTATCAAATACGTCACGGAGCATCAGGATACCGAATTTGAACGACTGGGCCTATCGTTCAAAAATCTTTGGGGAAGAAGTCTTCATCTTATTGATTGCCAAAACTTATTTTGTGAAGTCGATAAATATTCACGTATCAATCATCCTGAATTCAATGGAAAGAGCGGTCGCACACGCATAAAGCAAATTTTTCGGCCGATCTTAAAAGAAATCAAATATTGGTTCCCGCCAAAATGGGGAATCAGCGTTCCGGCATTGAAAAATTAGCCTATGACGCTTTTCAGGGGCGAAACAGCGAATGTGATCTGGACGAATGCGGCTCGAGCCTTGTCACACGAGAAAGGCCCACTTCAGCAAAGTAGCCGTGTAGGTCCTACCAAAGAGATTTTACACGCCCATTTCTGTTTGACAAATGCCCGGCAGCGTTGGGTTTCGTCACGTCTTCCCGCAATCAACCCCGCATTCGCAGTGGCGGAGTTTTTTTGGATACTTGCAGGATCGAATGAATCTTCTTTTATCAACCGATGGTTTCCTAGATTAGCTGAATATCAGGGAAGTGGCTCCAAGTACCATGGAGCCTACGGTCATCGTATCCGGAACTCATTCGGCTTTGACCAGCTTGAACATGCGTATCGGGTTTTTCAAGAAAACCCCGATAGCCGACAGGTTGTCTTACAGATTTGGAATCCCGAGCTAGATTTCCCAAATCAAGATGGATCGCCTTCTGCACCAGATATTCCATGCAATTTATGCTCATTACCGAAAGTTAGAGATGGCCGCTTGGAATGGCTGCAAATTATGCGTAGCAACGATATCTTTCGCGGCATGCCATATAACGTAGTCCAATTTACGATGCTCCAAGAAACCCTCGCAGGATGGCTTGGTTTAGAAACAGGTGAATACCATCAAATAAGTGATAGCCTCCATTATTATGAAAAGGACGCTACTCAGTTCAGCATTGAAGGTGATAATGCGTTCTTGGGAGAACCAGACAGTATTGCATTACGAAAAGATGAGCATGAAAGGGTCTTTAAAGAAACCTATAGGGCTTTGTCCGATTTTTCATCCGGGATGGTGACTAGAGAATCTCTAGTCCAAACTGTATCTGCTCTTGATCTTCCACAAGCGTATAAAAACTTGGTGACAGTTGCTACAGCTGAAATTGCACGCCGTGAGAAATGGTACGATACAATGGAAACCATCGCGGACCAATGTAGCGACAGCGTGTTGTCGGCCTTGTGGAGGCGGTGGTTAGAAAGAGTATTGAAAAAATAAAGTTATGCGATATTGCTACGTTTTTATTGCAACAGAAACTTTCGACCATTCAACAACTTCTTCCGCAGAATTAGCATCCCATTCTACCCGGCATTGTTCGATCATACCTTTGAGCTCGGCCTGTCTCCAACTCCCTTTTTCTAACTGAGCCATGGATGAAATACATGTAAGTCCCCCAGCAGGGATGTCTGTTTCCTTTGAAACGAAATAGAGCAACCACGACAGGCCCAGCAAGTTTCCCAAGGTCCGCTCGACATAGTCATGATTTCGATAGAATGCCGTAAGGGCCAAGGTTTTATCATTTGTTACCTTAAAGCTGAGATGACTGAGGCAGGGTCCACCCATCATTAAACACCTATCTTGGCTGGGGCGATAAATCGGAATGTCTTGAACCGGGTCAATCAGATTTGCTTCGTAAGCGGCTCTCTTTGGGTCTCTCTTATAATTAGAAAGCTTGGCAACGAGTTTTTCCAAAGGGTTCACGGGCCGTCCTGTATCCTTGTCCATTAGGATGCTCTTGCCGCGATCCTCCGTTTGTATCCTCACCAAACGGTGGGCATACCGCCCCCAATCATTCCCTTTCTTTTTAAGAATTTTCGGATAGACAATTTCGGGATACTTTGAGAAAACGCCTTCAGTACCAAACCGCTGATACAGGCCTAGCGGAAAGATTGTATCGGCGACGGTATCAAGCGGCTGCTCTTTGTGCCTAATTAGAAATGAATCAACGATATCCCGGATTTTTTTATCTGATTCACTAAAACCGAGTGGTGCCTGGATATCCAAAATTAGATTGTAATCGCTATCTTCATCTATGCCCAACAAGTGTTCAGCGGCTTGAAGCCATGCTCCATAAATACTCTGACTTTCGAACGGCTTCATTTTTTACTGCCTCCTACAATCGTGCATACCGATATTAACTGGGCCGCCAGATAATCTTCTGACACCCACGCATACCCATTTAAACCCCAGTTCTTACCCCAACTATTGCGGACGAGGGTATATGCGATGCCTGCAACGGACTTAGCAGAAGCAACCGCAATCACGGCATGACGATACGGAGTCATCACGTCATTAATTTCAACATCAATTACACCATTCATATTTGGGGAATAAAATGCCTCTGTTATTGAAAGCACAAGCAAAACAGGCTGCCCACTGTCAATTGATGAAAGCACTTTTACCACTTTCATTATTTCGGCTTGAAGATCGCCTACCCAGATATCTCCTACAGTCTTTGGCTTTACCCACGCCGTCAAATTGGCGGGAAGGTTAGTCAGGTACGGCCATCCAGATTCAGTAGGTTGACCATCTACTCTTAAGGCTTCCGATAAAGCAGATATGGAAACTCCAGAATTCGGGTCCAACGCCGCCGTTCGTTGAACGGCGGCGTGAAAAAGGTATTCTACCGACAACGGATCAGGAAGATTGTGATAGCTCCTGTTAAGATCACTCCCGGCGAAAGCCAAACAAGTAGGACGCTGTCCTTGGTCACGAATGTCGTAAAAACTTGGCCGTAAATCTGTAGTGATACGCATGTCTATAATCATCTAGGCAGCTTGAAATAACGGGCGTTGGAACCGAGGCAGTCCCGCTTCCTTTCCCCATAGGCTGTATTTGAATTCTAGCCGGTTTGTCACATCTTCCCTCTGCCATGGACGTCGCTCTTCCAATGCTACATTCCCTGCGGTTGGCGCATCCGAAGTAATTTTCCAGCATCTCGCAATCGAGCTGCCAAAAATGTCACTTCCAGGATCAAATTCCGGCGCAGGGTCATGGGTGTGAACATTGAACCCGAGCACATTCAACTCTTTGATGTTCCAGAGATAACCACCGTTACCGCGCTCTGTTAGTTTCAAAACAAAAACATCAGACGGGCCAGCTTCGATGAATTCTCCATGATCCGTTTCTGAAAGAAGCCACACATCTGCCCATGGGTTTTCAAGTTCTTGCCCGTTTAGTAACTCGATTTTAAGTTGTTTTGGTGTGGCGCTTAACAGGGCCTCCCCTGCGGGAGGCAAGACCCATTGATATCTAATTAGAGTTCTACACAACGCTTCGTAGCTGACACCCAAGCGAAGAGAAAGTTGGTACACTGTCCCTGGTATCGTTAAATTCTTGCCATCCCATCCATGACTTAGCATTTTCTCTTTCAGCAACCATTTTGGCATAAGAAAAGCTGCTCCAAAGGCATTTGCCGATACTTCTTGCAGCTCTTTTTGCGAAGTGCCCCGCGGTTGCCAAATTGTCTGGTCATCATCAAAGCTAAAGTCATGACCCATTTCTAAATGGCCCAGTTCGTGTGCTGCCGTATACCGTTGGACGCTAAGCGAGCGATTTGTTGAAATCAGCACGCCAGGGTATGGGTCTTTCACACACAAACCCAGCAAACCATCTAGGGGGCGAAATAATAACCCGTACCCTCTTTGATCAATTGCCTGAAATACTCGGACGTTGCCGTCAGCGTTGTTAACTTGCCCTTTAACATCAAGTTCCCGATGCAACCGGGTAGCTACTTGAGCACCTTCCAAGTGGGCCTCTCGTGTATTTCTCGCCATTATTCATCCTGTTGGCTTTTTGAGCGTGATTTTAGGAAACGAGCAAATTCCAATAATTCATTTTGGTCATTTTCTGTTAATCCCGTTGCCGCCCTGGCTAAATGTTCGGAAATAGGAGCTTCTTCTCGTCCCTCGCCTGCAAGCTCAGATATAGATTTACGATATATTTTTGATAACTTTTGCAACTCTATAGCGTCAACACGGCGTTTGCCACTTTCAGCAAGCGAAATTGCTGAACGCGGCACTTCCAGCAGAGAGGAAACTTCATCCTGCGAAAGCCCAAGATACTCACGTGCATTCTTTAGACGTTGTCCTAATGCTTCCCGGTCACTGTTTGTCATAGGCTTTATCCCTTAGTGTTGGTTTCGATCTTTTCAGGGATCTTTTTTTCTTCTTTTTTGTCTCGGCAGAGTTTCATCAATTTTGGTTTAATGTCAGAAATGAAGTCATCAACAGAATAGTAGCCGCCTTCCTTGATAACTTTTTCAGCTGGTGGGGCATTTCCCAAGTGAACAGGAATAATCACTTCAACAACAGATACTGTCGTAAGGGAATCAAAATTCATTGATAATCCGCCGGCTGGGCCAGCTGAACCACCTGGTGGGGCCGCCTGTTCCACCATTTCCTGCCGTAGGCCTTTTTCTAGTTCAGGCCAAATATCGGCCTCAAACTCATCCTTCGATACATCATAAAAAGCCATCTTGAGTTTCCCCATAGGATTTTTTTGTCTGATTATCGAATAGCATAACATAGTTTTGTTCGAATATCGAACGTTATTTTCTCTCCTGCACTCGGGAATTCCCCAAAGACCTTAAGCTTAAGGCTCGGTTGACAATCGGCGGCATCTTCTCGCCCTCCCCAAACATGGCGCCATAAGCTTAAGGGCGTAGTCGGGGGTATTGGCAATGGGCGCCATCCCTCAATGGAAAAGCCTTAAGGCGATCCTTTCCTTTAAGGCTTTGCTGCCCCTTAATATCACGCAAAAAGCCTTAAGCTTAAGGCTTTTGCCCTTCCTCATTTCTGCACATTTCTTTAAGTTTAAAGGATCCCCTTAAGCTTAAAGGATCGCATCGTATACGCAGCACCCATTCGTATGCCTATGGGTATACGGGGGCTGGGTTGGTCATTTCCGTATACGAATACCGAAGGACGCAAGGTAGTTTCCCTTAAGCTATCAATCAGGCATCAAGCAACGACGATTCGCACTGCTTTTTCGCCTTCTCTCACCCATCAAAAAAGTTAGAAAGCCTTAAGCTTAAGGCTCGGCAGTAAATCCGGTGATTTTGTGATCCAGTTGTTGCATGACAACCGAACAAGGAATCGCCCTTATGGCCATAACAACGGAATATTCCCTTAGGGAAAAATCCCGGAAATTTAATCTCAGAAAACCGCATATTCCGGAAAATTCCCTAAGGGAATTTCCCATAACGAGTCTGATCCGGGAAAACTGTGTAGCGTTAATCGCAACAAGTCGGATTCCCCGGAATTTCCAGGAAAAGTTCTTAAGTGGAATTTTGGAATTCCCGGTTTTTCCGGGAAAAGCCGGGAAAATCCCGGAACGAGACCTGATTGAAGGAAACAGCGTAGCTTTAATGGCAGAAACGATTTGCTTAAAGGACAGGGCCTTAAGGCTGGTGCCTTAAGGAGCAAGGAGCCTTAAGGCTCGGGGGGCCTTAAGGCCCCCAAGACGCAAAGGGGTGCATCCGCCACCCTGAGAACAGGGTGAACAAGACAGGAAACTCCTTAAGGCTATGACCACGGAACCGACCCTTAACGCATCGATCCCGCCCCGGCGCTACCTGAGCCGGGATGAGGCTGCGGCGTGGCTGGGGGTCTCTGTCGATAGCTTTTCCGGGTTTTCCATTCCCTATTGCGATTTCGGACCGCGCTTGCGGCGTTGGGATATCGTGGACATCGAAGTCTTTGCCAACGATACTAAACGCAGCGACAGCGCCCGAACCTCTGAAACCAAGAGGAGAAGGCAAATATGCAGCTCTACAAACGAAAGGATTCATCAAGTTGGTGGGTCTCGTGGAGTGACCAGAATGGAAAGCGATTTCGCCGAAGTTCTGGAACTGCCGACCGGAAGCTAGCCGAAGCGCTGGCCGCCAGTTGGATCAAAGAAGACTTTATGGAAGTGAACTTCGGGAAGAAACCCGATCTGGCGTTTTCAGAAGTCTTGTTACGTTACGCGCAAACCCTTAAACGCAACAACCCGAGCGCATTTATGGATAAGGACCGCTACCGTATCAAATTCCTGGCCGAAAGGTTCAAAGGCTTCAATGTCTCTGAGCTGACCTATAAGGTCATTCAGGAATTTGTCGATGAGCGGCTTGAAACCGTATCCTCGGGCATGGCGCTTAAGGACGTGGCCTACATCAAGGCGGCGATCAACAAGGCGCGTCGGGAAGAGTTGACGGACTTTGTGCCCAACTTCCCCCGCGTTAAACCGTCACGGCCCCGTAACAGATGGCTAACGTTTGAGGAGGAAGAACGCCTCGTCAACGCGGCGGCGTCACATTTGAAGCCAATTATTCGTTTCGCTGTCGATACAGGCGGCAGGCGATCCGAGCTTTTCAGGCTCGATTGGCGATATGTGGACTTAACCAACCGCCGGGTGACGTTCATCCAAACCAAGAATGGTGAGGATCGTACCGTGCGGCTCTGTGAGCGTGCTTACGCAACCCTTAAGGCATTGGGGCCTAAAAGTTCCGGCCCAGTGTTCACGTTCGGCGGCAAGGCCCTTAAGGGGATCAAGTCGTCGTTCGATACGGCACGCGAGAAGGCGGGGATTGAAGATTTTCGTTTTCATGATCTTCGCCACACGTTTGCATCGCGATTGGTTCAGGGCGGCGTGCCGCTTTACAACGTGATGCACCTGACCGGGCATAAATCGCTGGAGATGGTCCAGCGCTACGCCCACCTGTCCCCTGAGTTTCAGGAAGCCGCAATTGCGGTGCTGGATAAGAGGCCAAAAGTGACGAAAGATGCGGGGGTTGACACGGATTGTCACGATTTTGTCACGTTCAAAAAACAAAGGCCTAGCGAAATTCCGCTAAGCCCTTGA